ATCTCGAAGAAGTCCTGCTGACTCTTCAGAATGTTTTGGTTACTATTTCTAGTTACTTTTGGCAAGGCTTAATATCTTTCGCCTAATGCACGACGACAGTCTCTGCATTTTTTTAGTTTAGTACCTTTAGAGTATGTTGGGTTCGTAACCTCACCACATCTTTCGCACTTAATGTATCTGTGATCATTGCAAGCGAACTGACATAGTGGAGAGTGATCGTTATTCCCAATGCCTTCTATGTTACCGCCTACATCACCAAGAAGCAATTCTGCTTCTGGATAACCTATCCACTCACATCCCTCTGTATCACATACAGGTTCTTTATTGACATAGTGGTTGCCGACGTTGCAATAATAGCCCATGGCTTTAGTGAACTCATCTTCATTCATTGCGTAACGGCGTTGCCAATCCATGGTTTACCAATCTGAATCTAGATTGAAGTACTCGTTGCGCCAGTCGTTGGGGTCCATAGATACGTTGGCTTCCTTCTCTCCACTTAAGAACCTTTTATCCCCATACAATCTATAACCATTATATCGGCTGTGTATGCTATGATCGTTTTCAAGATTTCCGCAGGTACACCAATGCATGTTTGGGTTGCGATGATCTACGTGGCTAAAGTGATAAATTTGGCATGGAGCATCAATTTGTGACTGACTAAAGTCCATGCTTGAAGGTCCAAGTGGTATTGCATCCCCAGATGCTTCCTTCTTGTTATCCCCGCCGCCATGCTTTGAAACGATGCTAGCGGCCCATGACTTACCGGCGTCTCCACCCCATGCAAGCCAGGCTACCTTACCGGGGCTGTCGTTGTTCCAGTCCTTACCCTTCTTGTCAACGCCGTGGCGTGAGAAGTATGAGTGCATACGCTTGATATCACTAAGAGGTACCATCTCACCTGCAGCAAGCTGGTGTGCGCGGTGGCGTCCTACGCTAGTGAACCCGTCACCAGCCTTACCCTGCTCAATTAGCTTAAGTGCGTGCTTAGCGGCGGACTGCACAGATGCTGGTGGCTTGAACTTGCCACTGCTCTTCTCTTCTTTATCTTTTGCATAGCGCAAATTCCAAGACATAATTATCTCCTATTCAAGTAATCGTTAACAACTTTGCAAGGCCAAGTTGTGTGGCCCGGGCACTTCATGCAAATGTCGATGCCCTCGTAATCAGGGTGAATACCTTCTCCTGGGACACCTTCATGCCCAGTAGCTTCACGGAGGGAGTCAGCAGCGGCAGCGTGCAAACGTGACTGCTCCATCTCACCCTTATTAGCATGCCATTGCTCACCCTTGTCGTGGTGATCGAGTAGCGTATTCATTTCCTTGATGTGATGAGCGTGATCGATCTTGCTAGGCCATGCTTCAGCAGTACGCACTGATGCGGTCTTGTGTACAATTTCTTCTGTTGATGCTGTACGGAAATTAGTCTCGTACGTTTCGTCTGCTCTTGATACTTTTCTCATTACTTGCCTTTCTTAAGACCTTCTACATTGTGGTGCAAGATTCTAATGTTATTAATGATTTCGTCATGCCGCTTGTTGATGGTTTTGCCCATTTTATCACGGTTTGCAGCGTCTGCCTGGTCGATGTGGATGCAACTTTGGCAGTTTTTACCCGTACAAAATGGGGAAATCTTCTTATAATCGATACCAGCTTCACCAGTGCTTGCCATCTTTTGCATGGAAGGACGGTTCTCTTTGATGTTGTTACGTACTTGGTTGAAGAATAGTTCAGCAGCTGCTTTTGAGTCACCAAGAGCCGAGTGATCACCTGTCCTAATGCCTTGATCGTTGCAAAGAGCGGTAAGATTGTTGATTGTCTTACCTGTATCAGGGTTAATTGGACCTTCTTGACGTAGTCTTGCATGGTCCATCGTATCGATAGTACGGCGTCGAGCATCATCGATATCAAAGCCAGCTGGCTTGATACCATATTCTTTAGGACCACGTTCTAGGTCGTGATCATGAGCGTCATCATGCGCTTTTTGTAGCATATCCCAGTCAAAGCCTAAATTATGCCCCAGAAATACAGCACCTTGCTTCTGATAGTGGGCCATGATCTTCATTGCTTTAGTCGCAGCGGCGTGTGGGTGCAACGCTGATTCAAAAGTATTACCATGAACGTCTCTTGTGATGTTACCGTTGTAACTGTCTTTTAGTTGTTGACGTGGAATGAGGTGAGTATTCAAAGCGCCAGAAGTCATTGGGCTTTCACTCTGTCTATTAACGGCAAGAAAGTGGTGAGACTCGTCAGGCTGATGGATACCGTTACGATATACAGCGATACCATAAGATATGGGTCTACCATTGCTCTCTGGGAAACCAGTTGTTTCTGTGTCCCATGCAACCATAAGCTTAGGAACGCCATGATATAGCCTTTGCTTAGAATCTGGAGAGCGATCGAACACTCCTTCATCTAATTCTGGCAGTTCATTAGGGGCTGATGCGTATCTAGAATTGAACATCTTATTCCTCGTACTTGTCGTGGGTGTAAGGTGTCGGCAAGAACTTGCTCTCGCTGAGATTGCTTAGAGCCTCGAGCTTTCTCTTGCTCGCAACGTATTCTGGCACGGTTCTAGCGTTAAGCTGATTGAGTGTGTGGTGCTGGATAAGAGCGTTTACGTGTCTATCATAAGTAGAAGGGCCCATAACTGACTGTGGGTCATAGCTAGTTGTGTCGCCTGTAAGCTTTCTGAACCTAGGCTCTACCTTGTGGCACTCACTGATGCACCATTCGTTTGCTCGTCTACGCCATGGCGTGTTTGGGAAAGCCCCTGTGAACTTCTCTTCTGGAGCGTTCTTTAAGCTAAGGTGGTGTCGTACTACTTCAGCAAGAATATTGGTGTGATCTTCCGGAGAAAGAAGTGTGCGGTTCTGAAACGCTGAGCGCGTTGTGTGGTCTTCGAACTTTTGTTCGTTATTGCTTATATTGTCTCTGTAGTAATCAAGGTATCCATGAGCAGCATTCTTAGCCTGCACGTGATTGCCTGGATTGTTCTTAAGACCGTCTTCATAGTCTTCGATTGGGATGCCTTCGCTAGCAGCGTCGAGGCAATCAGCATGACTAGCACCTAAGTTACGTACGCGCTTGTATGTAGCCTTATCGTATGAAGGTTTGATAACCTTGTTAGGATCGTTGCTCTTGAAGATGTTGGCATCGGCCAAACGCATTTCTTCATGCTCTTCAGGGGTTGGATTGACTTCGTAGGTGCGTGGTGCACGCTTGTCATCCTTGCTTTCCCATGGTCTGCGATCATTAACAACCCAAGCATTAGGCTTACTACCCCTAGATTCAGGAGCCATAGGAGCTAATTTTGCCCTAGGCGCATTGACTGTTGGTTTCTGCTGTGGTGTAGCCTGCAATGCCTCAGTATCCTCTGGCAATTGCTCGTGAGGAATACTGCTAGGTTGTGTAGAGATAGCACCCTCTGCACGGCCAGGGATAAACGTTCTGTATGCCTGTCTATCTAGGCAAAAGGCTCTGACGCGGCCCTTATCATCAATACCTGTAGGAATTACTCTACGGGGAGCAGCTTCTGGATCACTAGCACCGCGATAGTTCATGTGAACTTCGTGCTTATTGTCTATAGCCTGCTGGAAAACATCATGTGGGCGTGGAGCATCACTTGCAGTCTTAGTGAATAGTGAATTGATCCAGCCCATAGCTTACATCCCCGGTAGAATTAGTTTCTTGTTGCCAAGCCCAAGGCTCTTGCGCTTAGCTGTGTAATAGTCGTCGGCCACACCCATACCCGTTTCGTAACGGTTCTGCTCAGGATTGTACTCTGAGCCATCAAGGCGTCCAACGATTGTGATGGTAGGAGGCTGTGGAGCATCCTTACCATTAGACTGCAAAAGACCTGGCATAACCCAGTCGACTACGACCTGGAAACCGAGCAGTGCGAACTTCTCGTCTGCTTCATTGCGAAGAGACGTAAGGTTCTCGAAGCTACCCTTACGGTTGCCATACTTGTACTGGAGCTCTTGCAGGAGCTTCCATACGCCCATGAGCTCTGATTCCATAAGCTCGATAGGCTGTTCCTTACCGAGTGCTTCCTCTTCAGCCTTCTGTTGAGCGAGGTAAGCGTTAACCTGTGCAATCTGCTCAGGTGTTTGCTTAACATCTTCAGGCCGGATACCCGGAATGTCGTATGGATCGGTTGCCATGTTCTTCTTTCGTTAATTAAGGTCTAGCTGACAATACGTCTCGGCAGTCCTGGCACTTCTTAGAGCCCTTACCGCCTTCGATAGGAGTACCGCAGCGTTCACATTCTCTATTAATGTCTGGACCAGCGTAAAGAGGTGTGTTGCTAGAGAAAGCATCGTAATACGTAAAGCTTCTAGGATCCTTAGCCTTTGATCTAGTATCCCCACCCCTGGCGGCAATTGTAGCAGATAACGAGGCAATTACGCTAGAAGTTTTCTTGATTTTTGTACGGTAAGAATTGTTGATGTTGTGATCTGGGTGTGATGGGTTCGCCTCACGACCGTGCTTTTCTACCATCTGCTGCTTAATGTGGTCAGGGGTATCGTTCCACTGGTCTTTACGTTGCTCACGCTGATTAGCCTTGTAAGCAAAGTTCATAGCGGGGAGGCCGACGCCAACAGTTGTTGCCATGTCTGTCAAGAAGCCTGAAAGTTGCTGACCACCCGTAAGGTGCTCTTTGCCAGGTCCATTCTGCAGGATACGCCCACCATTGAGGAAAGCTGTACCAATATCGTGGACAAGGTTGAAGTCGATAGCTTCTTTCTTGGCTGAATTGAAAATAAAATGTGGCATTTCTTCGCCCTTCTTTGCATTAATAGTGCGTCTGTTAACTGCTTTTTGGCTCTCTGATTTTGCTCTCTGCAAGCGGTTTACAACATTGCCATGCTCTTCAGATAGCTTAGCTTGGGCCTCGTCGATACCCATGTCTGGGTATGCCTTGGAAAGCGCTTCGTGGTATGACTTTGAGTAGTTCTTCTCAGCGAGTTCCTTCATGAACCTAGGCTCTGGGATACGCTCGCTGTCTGGGATACGCTCGCTACCAACGACTGGTACTTCACGTGTGCGTGTCTCTTCCTTGTAGGTTGTTTCTCTTACCTTAGGACTGAACTGACCAGTGTGCTTGATTTGCGGGTTGAACATGTCAGTTTCGCTGTCTTTTTCAAGACGTTCAACCGAGTGCTCAGCATGCCATTGCTTCTTTAGATTGTTAACGTATGCAGCAGCACCAAGTGGTCCCGTTTTGTGAGTAGCTGGGAAGAGCTCTTGTGCTCTAACTTCGTGCTCACCAGGAACATATTTGCCCGATGCATCATTGCCACCGAACAAACGCTTGTACTCTGTGTCGTAGTCAACGAGCTTTTCTTTACCGTTAACAACCTTCTTAACATAACCACGCGTAACTGGTACCTTACGTGTCTCTGTAATGGTTTCAGTCCTACCAGTTTCTACTGGTCGGTGCGTAGGCTGGAGGTCGTAACGGTTCTTCTGTCTGTGGTATTCCTTAAGAGCTGCGACATCAGGGTCAACGCCAGCCTTCTGGAACAAGTAAGCATGCTCGCTTGGGAGCATTTCTAGGTTAGACATATCCATCTTGTGGTAACCATTACATCCAGGCTTGCTACAGGCTGTGCAGCGTGTGTCCTTGAAGTTCTGGATCTTTGTACCCATCTCGTAATCAGCATTGGGATCTACGCTGCTCTTACCAGTTCCAGGGATAACGTAGCTTACCTCGTGGTTACCATCACAACCGTATGGGTTGGTGCAGTGAGGGTGGAAGCACTTTGTCTCAGTGTGGTTCTCATTCTTTTGAAGCAGGAACTTACCACTAATAGGCTCTTCGTACTTACCTGCACGTGGGTCGTCAGCTAAGCTAAAGTTCTGTACGCTCTTAGAACCGTTGGGTTCAACAACATAACGAGCATCTTCACCTCTTGATTGGTAACCGAATGCTGTTCCTCTAGGCAAGTCGACGTGAGTCACCGTCTTAAGGCCAGGGATCCTTCTTCTCTCAAGAGCTGTGCTACCGCCAGGTGTCATCTCTACGGTATTGCCATCCTTGTCATACTTAGGTGCCCAAGCTACTGAAGGGCCACCAACTGGCTTGCCTGTGTTGGGGTCAATCTTCTTAGGCAATGTATATGGCTTGTAGCTGGTGTCACCTTCTGGCAGCCTGCTAATGTCACCCTTGAGCTCTTGGTACTCGCTCTTAGAACGTTCTTTGTATTGCGTTCTAGTTTCCTTCGTAGGGTCATACGGATCAAAGCGTGGCTGACCCTTCTCTTCGTTGAACAAGTCTTCTTGAGGGACTGATTCGTTCTTGTGGTATCCCCAGCCGCCAGGAGTTCTCTTAAGTTGCTTAGAAAGAGCTTCAACCTCTGGGTTGCGCTCACCTTCGCTGCCTGAAGTATCAATACTGATAGGTGCTCTAGGGTCGAGGCCACTGAGAGATACACCGTGGTGGTGCTTCTGGTGATCATTCCATTCATCAAGCGTCTTGTGAAGAGCGTGAAGTTCTGGCTCTTGTCTTCTGCTTGGTGTATTACCATCATTCCAATTGTCCCAGATCTCATCTGAGATCTCATGGTGTGTTGTTTCTGCGTGTGCCTTCTCTTGCTCTGGTGTCGCACCAGGGATAGGGCTAGAAATATTCTTACGGTACTTGTCTACACCGTCTTCGTATGCCTTCCAGTGCTGATCACAAACAGGGCAAGCAGACGTAGGGACATCTACAGTAGCTTCTGAAGCCCTCATAGGCTTAGGGGTTTCTACTGGAAGCTTCTTGATCTGACGTGTACTCTTGAAAGAGTGGTACATATCTGGGCTAATACCCATGTCTTCTGGCGAAAGGCCAGCTGCTTCACCGTGTCTAATGAAGTGGTTAAGCAGATTGCTAGCATCTTGAGCGTGGTCGCCAGTAGTTGGTTCAATCTGTGAAAGCACCTTTGAGTCACCGCGTGACATCAAACCCTTCATGGTGTTGAAAAGGAACTTGTGGTAGACAGTACCACGTCCTTCTGTAGGGCGCAGTTCTTCTGCCTCAGTTAGCTTATAACGTTCACCCTTAGGGTTCTGTGGGTCTACAAGGCGTTGTTCTGGATTAGGAAGCAGGCCCTTGTACGATTCGCCAAGTCCTCTGGTCAAAGGCAATTGGTTGCGCATCTGTGTCTTTACTTCATCAGGTACAGTAAAGCCATTCTCTGCCAGTACGTGTGTGCAATCACAGCCATGAATCTGAGGGATCTCAGTAGGATCCATTTCCTTTTTAACAAGGTCATCTGGGTCATAGCCCTTTTGCTTAGGAGATAGTCTTGGTGTCTCTACGCCAAAATCGAGTGATGGTCTGTAATTGACAGGCAACTGGAAGCCAGTTTGTGAATCAGCTACCTTAGTTCTTGAGAAGATTTCGCTTAGCTTAGCCATTATGCCTCCATCTTGTTGCTGCCGTAGATGGCATCACGGTGTTCTGCTGCTCCGCCATAACCCTTAGTGTCTTCGTAGTCACCCTTGATAGCGTTGGTAATGTTATCTGCCATGCTTCTCAAGTGAGTAGCCATAGTTTGGTGCAAGTCGTTGCAACCTCTGTATCCAGGAGCGTTGCAAGTATCAGCGTTTCCACCACGTGTGTCATGGTGAGAAGCCCAGCTGTTTAGCGTAGACGCAAGGTTCTTGACATGCATCATACGAACATCATCATCCTCTGGATTATCTGAAAGGATGCCAGTCCATGCTTTGCGAAGTTCTTTTCTGTGCGGCTCACAGTCCAAGCAGTCATAGCATTCAGGACCATCTGCACAATAGTCAATACCTATCTTTGACAAACCTGGCAGCTTCAAGCTACTAAGGTTGTCGCTGCTCGTCTTGTTGAGCATGTGTTCTGTCTCTGTCTCGCCACCATCGTGAGAAACCATGCAAGGGTTAACAGGCACACCATTAGGAGTTGTTGCCTTGGCCTTAAAGCTACCCAAAGCCTTGATTGGCTCAGTCAGATCATCGAGTGTTTTGCTAAGACGCTTTGAGTTAGAAAATTGAAAATTATCCTGGTCCAAAGACATATTTGGGAAAGCACGGGTACCGTACTTAACCATGCTATCGGCGTTCTTTTGCAACAATCTATACAGATTAGGGGTCTTACTAGACTTTGAGTCTTTAGAACGCTTTAAGTTAACACCGCGCTCATCCAGACTTGCTGCATCTTTAGGCACTGGTCTGTTGTTTCTAGCAAAATCTTCAGACTTCTTACCGTAGTCAAGGCTGTATTCTCTTAGCTTTGTATTTCTATCTGCCATGATTAGTCTCTTATCACGTATTGGCTCTTGGAAGCGTCCATGTCTCTGCAACTAGGGTTCTTTACTCGGTCACAGACTCTACCTCTAGTAGTCTGAATAGTTCTAGAAGGCTCAATAAGCTTCTTGCAGATAGGGCATTCTACTGAACCTGATGCCTTAAGCAGTTCATCGGGACGCCCCTGGTCATCACGACCAGATTCAAGCGCCGAGCTTCTGTTCTTCTTCCATCTACTAGGGCTAGATGACTTAGAAAGTGCACCAGGTTCTGTAAGAGCGTCGTTCAGACTGGTAAAGCTGTCCTTAGCTTGTCTGAATTCTGCTGGCTTCTTGTCGTCTGGGGTGAGACGCTGCTCTTGTCCCCAGTCAGCACCATCACCAGGGGCAGCACATAGGTTAGTAATCTCACTGGGGAATACACGAATACGCACATTATATTTGGCAATATCGGGTTGGGTGATGCCTTCAATGACCCGTCCCCACTTACCTACGTTCTTTTTAGCCATATAAACCCCTATTAGTTACAATAACTGTTGCGTTTTACAACAACTTTTACATAAAAGGGTATAGTTTTATAGGTCTTCTTCAAGGTAATCTTCATCAATGTACTCTGCGTCGAGCTCGATGTCAGCCTTCTTAAGCTTTTTAGGCTTGCCAGGGACATCGATGTTGCCGTTCTGATACTCTTCGATCTTACGGAAGAGCTCTTCCTTGATAGCAGCAGGCACAACATCACGGATAGCCAACAAGATGGTGTCAAGCTGGTTGATGAGATCTTCTGGGCGGTAGCTGTCTTCGCCTTCCTTCTCCAGCTTCTGCAACATCTCCATGGCATGCATGGTCTGGGTTAGCGTAGGCTTCTCGTAACCCTGCGCAATGTCTTCCCAGCCCTTAGCAACAATGACTTCATAGAACGCTTCTGCGGTGAGGAGGCGATCACCAGTGTCAAGGATGCTACGATTCTTTTCACGGGCACGACGTTCAACGATGTCCCGGACCAGCTTCTTCTCAAATGGCAGGTGATTCTTCTGGTGGTTTCTGATGTTTTCATAGTTGATGCGCTCCTGTCCTTCGATGCCTAGCTTATCCTGTAATGGCTGAATAAGGGTAAGAACTTCTTTGTAGGTCTTTGGGAATAGCAAAAGAGAATCAATGACACTCTTGAGCTCATCGCTGCTGTTGCAAATCTTGCATAGAGGCGAGTACTTATATAGGAAAAGCTCACCGTCGATTTCTTCGCTAAGAAGCTCAGCCGTGGTCGGCGTCATCTTAACTAGGTCTTTGTACTCACGGGTTCTGCGGTCCAGAGTCATTCTTCTTTTCCTTTCCTGTCAATAGGTTATTCTTGTCGACGTGGATTCGACGGAACATACCTTGGCGTGGTGGGATGTCTTCCCAACCATTGAGTTTGCTTTGAACTTCACGGCGTCTACGGCGCTCTAGCTGGTAATCGCTGAGGAATCCCCAGTCCTTTGACTCTTCTCGACCCGTCTCTTCACGGAGATCGAGCAAGATACGGTGGCCAAACCAGTCAAGGCGAGCTTGCATACTCATCTCTTCCCAATTCTTGGGTAGACGATCGAAGTATGTTTCTTCTAGCTTTTCGTATTGTTCTTCTGGGCTAGTCATTTTCTTTGACTCGTTCCAGCATGGCAGCGTAGAATTCATCAAACTCTTCTTTCGCCCACACAACCGTGCAAGACCAGCCTGCTTCTTTATACCAATTAATCACTTCTTCCGGGGTTTCGTGTTTCTTGCCATTGGGCAAAATGCGATCGCGATGCCAGTATTCCCCAAAAATCTCAATGACTTCTTTTGTTTTTTCGTTGTAAAAATCAGGGATTTTAGATTTGCTACCGTTTTTAGAAATATATCTTCTTTTTTCAAACGATGCTTCGAACCCTAGCTTAGAAACAACTGGGGCCAATCTTACCTCATATGAGCTGTAATTGATAAAGGCTTTATCAAACACGCCTTCTGCCCATTCGGTTCGCTTGCGCTCCGAGATCTTTTTCTTGGTCTCCTCTGTGTGAGGACGACCAGGTATTTTTTTCATAGCATCTGATATCTTTTGCTTGGTTTCCTCTAAGTGAGTTTTACCGAGGTTAGCTTCGCTTAATTTTTTACGAGTTGTTTCTGATACGGCTTTGCCTTTGTGAGCAATGCCGATCTTCTTCTTGTGCTCTTCCGGTAAGCTCTTGCCCTTCCTACCGTGTCCCCATAAATAAATTGAATTTTTATGTGTTGGTTTAACATTGAAGACACCACCACAACCGCATGCGCAAGTTCTTTCCATATAACCTATAGTGTTTCGCATACGTTTATACATTGCTACTTGTCAAGTTTTTAATCATTTTCATGTAGCCATACGGTTGCACAAAGAGTTTTGAGTGCTTTTCTTTTGTACATACCCACCTGAGATGACCACTTAGTAAATCCCATGATTCTTGCTACTTCTACTTCCTTACGGTTCTCCAGACATGACAAAACGACTGCCTGCTTTTGACGCGGAGGCAGCCTGTCAATACCCTTAAGGATGTCGTAGATGTTTACTGTTACACCATTCAATAGCTTAAGATCAGGATTGCCAGTCGTTCTATATACTTCTTGCCATTCCCAATAGTTATTCAAGAGTCGCTCGAGCACTTGCCAGGTCATTTGACCCTGTACAACCTCTTGCTTACGGCTCTTTCTAGGAGTACTGCCCACCAGAACTCCTACGATACAATTGGTTTTGAATGTGACGTTGTGTAGCCTTTAAGCTATTTACCTTGTCATTGATGATACGCCAGGCAGCATACTGAACGAAGTAGAATAGGCGGTCGTCACGCGTTTCCACACGAGCACGAGCATTAAGATCATTGGTTGTACCCTTAGCGTGCTTAATGTACGATGCGTTGTACTTATCATCAAGCATGTAATAAGAGAACTGTGCCTTCAGATAGCGTCGAGTGACTTCACCCTCGATAGCAACGATAGCACTCTGAAGGTTAAGGAATAGACGGTCACCCTCTGCGCCGCTTATGCTGCTATCGCTGTTAAATCGAGCAATAATCACTTCAGCAGGGTTGATATACTCATCGATGAATGCTTCGACAGTAGTTTCAATGCTTTCCAGCATCTCTTTCTCTTCAGGCTTACCTTCCCACCTGAAAGAACGTACAACAAATCGGTGAAGATCACCGAACTTATCGTCGTGGGCCGTGTCGAGTTCAGGTTCGGTAAGGTGGTCTAAGCCTTTACGCAAGCCGGTATACGAACTCATGTTCCATCCATTCTAGATTGACAATGATATTGTACCTTATATAAAGCAGCTTATCAATGGGTTTAGTTATTTATTTGTGTAATACGTAAAGAGGTCGATCCACTGCTCAAGCGTCATCATAACGTAAGCATCCTTAACGTTCTTGTTACGACGCTTGATGATAGCAATGCCAAACTTCTTCTTGGCATTCTTCTGCTCAACCAAGGTCTCATCCATGATGGTGGCGAGAACGATCTTTGCCCAGTTCTTAGCCTCTACAACAGTATCCTTGACACCATTGATGTCACCCTTGTCCAGAGTAGCTCCTGCACCGTAGCGACGCTCTACCTCTGGGAAACCACGTTCGTTGAAGTACTTAGCAACGTCGAGTTCCCACTTGCTACCCTTGGCCTTGTTAGGGTTGGTCATCGTTCACCCCATCACACCAGTGATCCCATTCGGCGTCGGCAACAGACCCCTTATAACCGTCATCGTATCCACGTTCGTAGTTTGCCACTGCTCGCCGTTCTGCCTCATCGAGCGCATCCAGTACCTTGATTACGTCGCAGGGAGACTTTTCATACAGGCAGTAAGAACATTGATTCTTTTCGTCCTCACTGTGCTTTTCTCGTAAAACTTGGCGTTGTTCGAGTGACAGATTTGTCACAATGCGTCCTTTGTGTTGGTTGTGACATATGTGTCACTGGTGTGTGCATCAATTATGTCAGAGAGTGCTTGGTAGCAATCCCACCATCCCATGTCGTATCCCTTGCGGTGCGCCAGTTCGGTTTCAGTGGGTGGGTAGCCAAGGTCAGTCATGCGCTTGTCGTCGGCTTCTACTTCTCCCTTCGACGGTGGCTTGTGCTTCAGCAGGCGCTCGGAGATGAGTTCTAAAAGGAGTTCCTCGACACGCTTGCTATGCACATCTCGTAGGGCTTGGCGTTCTTCGGGGGTCATCGGTTTCTCAACTTAAATGGGTAGGTCTTCCCTGGGTCTTGCGTCAGTTCTCCGCAGTCTGGGCAGAACAAGCTAGTGTAAGGTCGTTCTTCTTCTTCACCAAAGAAGTTTGTTACCTTCTTAACGTGCTTACACTCACTCATCACTTGTTCCAGTAGTGACAGATCTTACGGGCGGGACAACCTAAGAATACTTCATCCGTAGGCCCATTGCAACAATGCTTAAGCTCAGATGGGTCATTCTTACTGATGGCTACACGCACACGTGACCACTTGTCGTATAGCTTATCCAGGGCTTCCTGGTCCTTCTTAACCTCGATCGTCTTGATCTTGTGGGGGTAAGCCTTCTGAATAAATAGCAAAGCCATGCGGTCAGGTGCACCAGGGCAATTGTCCTGATACACTCTGAGCTGCATGGCATACTGCTCGCTGGCTTCCTTAGGAAGCTGATTGGTGCTCTTAATATCTACAAGGAATGTGCCATCAGGTGTTACAAGCTCCAGCACATCTACGGCCCCAGCAATCATCCGTTCCTCGTTGCGAAACTTCACTTCTACTTTGTCTAAAGTTGTAAACCCCAGGTGTATAAGAAGGTTCTGAAGCACTGAGTGAAAAACCGAACCAACTTGGAAAGTCATAGCGAGGGTTGGAGTCATTCTTTGTTCTTGGCATTGTAGTCTCATTTCAGGATGGAATCTATAATATAGCTGCAATTCCCCTGCCATTACGTCTGAAGAAGGGTGATACATGTTATCAAATTTACGTTCCTTGTTGAATACCCGCACTGGGTACTCTTCAGGGAACACGTCACCCATCATCAAAGCTTCTTCGATGTAACGCGTGATCGGTTCGTCATTCTGGTACGCAGCTAGCGTACGATCAAGAAAACTCACTCTTTGTTCTCTCTCTTAATTGTTGCGTTGTAGTAACCACCATAGATCTTTGCAGAGGATTCTATGACTTCCCATGTGTTATTCTTTACTTCAACAGCGTATGCATTGATATACTCATCAAGGATATTGTAAACCTTTGGTTCCTCTTTATTCATATATATCGTCAATCGTCCAAGCACCGTGACGGCCTTGTTTAATCAAATTAAATGGGCCACATTTAGATACATAATAAATACCGGTCAAATTTTTTCTACATTCCCATCCGCCCCAGCCATTATTTATTTGAGAATGTTTAATGCTAAAAAATTTATTACCGCAGGCTGGGCAGTGATGTTCATCTTCTTTCCCCCAATCAAGACGGAACTGCAGTTGTGTTTCTTCAGTCATTTTCTTTTTCCTTCAAACGTATGTAGTCATAGTATAGCTCAAGGAAGTCATCCTTGTCCATGCAGATAAGGTCTAGTTCTACCGGAAGAGTCTCAGGGGTATGTGAGATTGTACCACCCCAAGCAGCTTCCTGCTCGGTAGCACCGTACAAACGCACAGCAAGAATAGGTCTAGCTAGCCAGCTGCGATCCTGAGCATGACCTTTAATGGTATCCCAGATCTTCTTTGTAATACTAAACGATGCAGCCTGAGTAGCCTTCGCTTCAATGACGAACTCCATCATGTGTTGCTCTTTAGTGGAGAGGTCGCCCTTCTCCCACTTGTTACCAGAACCTACGGTGCGGTGTGCAAGAGGCCATTGTTCTTCGAGCTCTCGCTCTTGGCGCTGGCTAAATTTTTGCTGGTAAAGTCCCATTCTTCTGTCAACTTTCCAAAGGAAGGGCTAACAACGATAAAATCATTGTGACTATCTTCCATCATATCATAGATATTCTTAACAAACTTCTTTAGTTTGCGTGGTAGTCTAGTTGCATACTCGATATGCATACGCTTACCATCATACTTGACCGCCCAAATATTATACGGACTGAGCATCTAGCTTTCCTCTCAGCACTACATTCTCTTCACGGAGCTTGGTGTTCTCATTGACGTAATAGTTGACTTGGGCATAGGTTTCCCTGAGCTGTAGCTCGAGCTTCTTATACTCGTTACGCCAGTAACCCTCTGTCTCCATTACTTCTTTTTCTTTGTATTGAAGAGTGGGAACCGGAAGTAGTTACCCTTATCAATCTCACGCATCGTTCTCATGGCTTCAGTTAGGCCAACTGCATAGCCACTGTTGAAATCGCTGGGTGAGTTTTCAATCTTTGAAAATGCTTCTACGTTCAATGCATATACCTGCTGGATAGCATGATTAAGTTTTCTTCCCACGATTTGATTCTCCTTGTTCAGTGTTTTGAACTCTTTCCTGAGTTCCTTATAAGCTTTTTTCAGTTCTGATGCTTTTTTAACTTTTGATTTTCCCGAAACTTTTTTAGACGGTCTCTCTCGCACTGACGACATGATCTTGTCTTATCCTTCCTAATTTTTGTGTTCTTCTGGTCAAATGGGTGGCCGTTGATACACTCTGTCTTGATGAAGTTAAGCGCAGCGATGCTCTTACCTCTCAAGATGTTAACGCGGTTGGTGACAGGATCTAGGTGTCTAGGGTTGATACAACGCCTATTCTGACACATGTGGTCAAGCACCAAGCCCTCTGGGATAGGTCCACGCAATAATTCCCAAGCAAGACGGTGTGGGAGGTAGCCATTCCTACCATTGTGGTGGATGCTGCCATAGCCACGGTTGGCTACGCTGCCAGTCCATACCCAGCAGTCGCCCTCACGCTCTACCTTGCTCCATAAGTTACGCTTCATAGATGTAATGAATGTTTGGCTCTGGGTGGATGGTGCCTCTGATCATAGCAATCTGCAAAGAAGGTACGATACCATTGAGGTTCGTAATCTCTTCAATGCGCTTTAGCTTATCTTCGAGTTCATCAACTCTGCTAAGCAGAAACTTCTGGGTGTATTCCATTTTGCTCCCTAAATAGACACAATGCGATCATGAAATAAACAGCGGCATCCATCAATGAATCTTCTACAGACTCATTCACCATTGTGCCACCACGTGCATACTTTTGGATACGACGTACCTTATCGTTGGCACGAATGACAGCACCAAGCCAGCCATCGATACCAAAGTCTTCGCTAGCACGTACGTTTGCAAAGGGGTCGCCCTGCTCTGGACGACCGTAATCAGACTGTTTCTTGGTGTGGAGATCATGGATCTCTTGCAGCACCTTTTCAAACTCTGTAGGCTCAACCGGCTTTTCGTATTTTGATAGCAAAGAATCTTTGCCCTTACCGACGCTGCTCATGATTCCTCCATAGGTTCTGCTACCCAATTTTCCCATAGGTTGCACTTGGTAGGGTAGTGCTGACCGTTGTTAAACGTGTGTACCCAAGTACCATCAGCACCTTGAAGGACTTCCTTGGTGTTGCCAAACTTTTTTAAGCAGTTTAAGCACGTGGATACTTTAGGTACGTAATCAGTCATCTTCGGTTAGGTCCCAGACAGGATCGCCAATGATCTTTACTCGACCATCTTCCAAGCGGAGAGAGGTCTGCTCGTGGACACGAATACCAGCTAGGTTATCTGGCCAGCCTTCAGCATCAACGTAGAGCGTTACGCCTTCGTATTCTTCTTCACTCATTCGGTGTCCTTCGATGGGTCGAGCTCATCAGTAGGCTTAGGAAGCTCTACAACAATGAGATCTTCTGGTGCCAATTCTTCAAATTCTGTGTAGGTTCCAGCCCATTCAACCACTGGGTTGCCTGAACTTGCAACACCAACGATAGTGCCAACTGACGTTACGGATACTACTGTGTCTCCAACTTGCATTACAACATACCTGCTTTCATAATAAGGGTTGCTTCTTTAAATTTTCTTGGCACAATCTCGCTCATCTTTTCGAGTTGCTCGTCTGTAACGCCAACTTCTTGCATAGCTTCAATCACGATGCGGACCATGACACTAGCTGTATCTTGTTCCATTGTTCTTAGACCTCAGGATCGTGCAGGTCGTCTGTGTCTGCTGTCAGTGGTCGGCCAAAGAACTCATCGCCTTCAACCTCTGTGATGCCTGAGCCCTTCTTGATGGCATCGACGATCTCTGCCTCGAACTCTTCTGCCTTGCCGCTGTTCCAGATCTGCTCGAAGAAAGCGTCACGGCCTTGTGCCTTGATGTCACGCCAGGTGAACCAAGCTCCTCCACGATGTGCTACCCCCAAAAGGATACCCATACGTGCTAGGTCTCTGCGAGTGTCGATGCCTGGGTGGTCCAGGAAGACACATGGTTGACTGTAGAAGTCAGTCCAACCCTCACGGAAAGGAGGGCCGTAGCTATTCTTTACGGTCTTAAGAACGATAGGATTACCAACCTGAGTGTTCTCGCCATTGATCTTGTCAAAGTACTTATCGCTTCCTGGGCGTAGGTAGATGCGTACGCTCATCGCATGCTTTACTGCGTGGCCACCTGGGGTCATAGGGCGGTTGTAACCATCCATGTCAGCACGGAGCTGGTTCAGGTAGAAACAGGTAACACCGTAGAGGTTGGCAAGAGGGGCAACCGTCTGTACGTTACGCTTCATCACTGCAGCGTTGCCACCCATCTTGTCATTCTTGTCCGTGAGCTGCTGCATGCTGTGCTTAGTAGCTGCTGCACCAACTGAGTCCCAGACAATTGCACCAATCTGCTTGCTCTTGATGAGGGCAACCATCATGTCAGTGCCGGTCTCGGCATCTGGTGGCTGTACAACGATGAGGTTCTCATCAATCTTGAGGCCAAGCTTCTCTGCCCACTCAGGGTTAAAGCGGTGCTCGAGGTCGATGATGGCAACCATCTTCTCACCCTTGTAGTAGTCGTAGCAGTCCTTCAGTGCCATGATGGCGAACGAAGTCTTACCCGAGTGCTCCTTACCGAAGAACTCAATTAGCTTACCCTCGGGCCAACCACCAATGCCCAGCAGATAAGCTAGAGCAGGTGTGAAGCAGGGGATAGCGTTCACCTTCTCGATGTTGCTACCACGGAGAACCAACGGCTTGGTCGATCCCTCAGGGGTAAACTTGTTTAGATCAGCGATTAGCTTATCCATTGCGTCTGTTGTTCTAGCCATACAGCTCCTCCAATTTTACTTCAACGAATTCTTCGATGTTGCTTATCCTATAATACTGAGCATCACGCATCATATTATAGTAGGTCCTATCATCAATATCAATTGTAATCTGCACTACATTCCTTTTCTAACTGTCTAGTGCTCTGATGACATCACAAGGCCATGTTTGAATAAGTGTGTTATTCGGACCTTTGCAACCTACACAATAATTCATGTTGCCCTTCTTACCTTGGTTCTGGAAGATGGGTTGATGCTTATCGTATAGATCTTCACGTGTCATTATTCACCGTGCTTTTGTGAGTCGTTGTACTCTTCCTCAGTAGCGAATCGAATGCAGCAGCCATCACAACTGTGTTCGCCATTGTCAGTGCCAAGGATGATCTTAATGTCATCTGGGTCTGGGTGGCCGATGCCGTGGCTGCAGATGCGCTCCATGATGCCACGATCGAAGCGGTAGAACTGCTTGTAGCCTCTCATGTGATGATCTGTTCGATTGTGAATGGTGCAGGCGTCTGTGCTCTTGCACTCGTCTGGCTCATGTGCCAGCAGCTGGATGTTGCTGTTCTCTAAGTTCGCGTATTTCATTCTTCATCCTCCTCGATGAGTGTGTAACCGGTTGATAGATTCTTGTTGCTTGGGCAGCGGTGAGATACCGAGCTAGCAATTGCCTCTACTACATTCTTGCACTTGGGGCACTGCCACTTCTTCATATTTTTAGTACGAGCCATTCGCACTCCTTTCCTACTGGATGAAATACTACACTGCAGTTTTGAGCTTGTCAAGACGGAACAAACTTCTTAGTCCCAAACCATCTCTGAGCTTCTGTACTTCTACCAAGACAGGCGTACCTACCTCTAGGTTTTCCTTCACACGCTGGTATGCGTCTGGGAAAGCCACGATCTGTACGGTCTCGTCTCTTGATGAGGCTTCTTCCTCATCGTCGTCAAGCATACCATCATCTTCTGCACTGGATACAGGAAGCTCTACCCATAGCTGGCACATTTCTGAACCTGGGTTCTTACCCTTCTTGGTCACCAGTGGCTTAATCATAGTAACGATACCACCGAGCATAGCCTTCTCACCATGGAACATCTTCTTCTCACCAGGGAAGGTATGCTCTTCTTCGATTACTTCGAGATAATCAGCAAGAGGATCGATACTAACCATAGTTCCCAGCAAATCTTGCTCATTAGCGCCACGCGCTTCAATCGTTTCGACGTTGGTTGCCAAACAATCGAAATAATTATCGCGTCCAGCGCAATACCCGCAGTCATCAGGGCAATTAGTATCCACATATTTCTTGTATTCCTTTCGAGTCTTGTAGTATTCGTACAAGGCAGCCTTTGGGTCACCACATAAGCTATCAAACACACCGCATTTGATCATTGAAACAATGGCCCGCTTGTTGACACGCCTGGTAGGCACACGGTCGAGGAAGTCTTCCATGCTCTTGAACGGACCAAACTTGATAATCTCCGATGCAGCATTAGCAACGTACTTGACCTTGCTCAAACCATATCGGATGTTCCCACCCTTTGTCAACGTGAAGTTGTCACCACTCTCGTTAATGTCTGGGCCGAGTACCTCGATGCCCATACGGCGAGCTTCACGCTGGTAGATAACACTGTCGTTAGGGTTTGTACGGAACAGGGCGGTCATGAACTCCTGTGGGTAGTGGTGCTTAACCCATGCAGTCCAGTAGGAGAGCATAGAGTAGCCATAACCGTGACTCTTGTTGAAGCCGTACATACCGAAAGCACGCATGTCATCGAAGATAGACTCTGCAGTCTTCTGGTCGATGCCGTTGTCGATACACTTCTGCACGAAGATCTCGGCCTCGTCCTTCATGTCTTCGTAGTTAGACTTGGCAACTGCCTTACGAACACGGTCGGTCTCAACGATGGTATAACCAGCGAGAGCTACACACGTCTCCATGATCTGCTCCTGGTAGACGAAGCTACCATAGGAAACGCCCAGGATATCCCGTAGCTTAGGGTGCTTATAAGTTACGCTACGCTTGCCCTCTCGCTTCTGCATGTACATCTCGAGCAGGTTGAGACCAGTCTCTGAGTCAACCGAACGAGTGATACCAGGGCGGTAGATGGCAATCATCGTGCATAGGTCTTCTATGCTTCGTGGTTGGAATCGCTTAACCAGGCTTCTAAGGGAACCTGTCTCAATCTGGAAGAGTCCAATATTGTGACCAGTGCAGATGGAATCCCAGACTCCAGCATCGTCGTAGTATTTGTCCCATTCGTAGTTCCATTCATAGAAATGACGGAAAGGTAAGGTGCCACCGTTGTTCTCCTTGATTAGGTCTAATGCAGCCATGAGCGTACTAAGTGTACGTAGACCGAGCAAGTCGATCTTTACGAAGCCAAGCTCATCTACACCGTTCATGTCGAACTGCGTACGGATGTCGTCTTGGCTAGGGCTATAGCGCAGTGGCATAGCACCAATGAGCGACTCTTTGCTGATAACGATGCCTGCAGCGTGTGCGCTGGTGTGGCGGATGTGGTTCACGAACTCAGGAAGGTTCTCGAACAGCTTTGGGTACTTAGTGACCCACGGAGCGTAGTCCTTTGAGTACTGCTTCATCACGTCCTGCCAAGTGGCACCACGGTTCTTAAGGTTCCAGTCATCCTCGATGATATCAATCATCATCTGGGTGTCTTCCTTGTTGATGCCTAGGCCACGGCAGGTGTCACGGATAGCCTGCTTCGGCCCTAGCGTGTTCGACGTACCAATCGATGCGATGTTGTGTCTACCGTACTTCTTTTCGAGGTAGTCACGTACCATTCCACGCTCTAGCTTGGGCATGTCGATGTCGATGTCGGGCATACTGACACGCTCAGGGTTAAGGAACCGTTCGAAGATCAGACCAGATGGGATGGGGTCTACCTCGGTAATGTCCATAACGTATGACAGCAGTGAACCACCAGCTGAGCCACGGCTAGGTCCTACAAGGAACCCCTCGCTCTTGCTCCAGTTGATGAGGTCCTGTACGGTCAGGAAGTATCCTGGGAAACCACGAGTGGTAACGATGTCGATCTCGTACTCTAGGCGGTCACGGTATACCTGAATCATATCGTCAGCTATGTGCCCAACGATCTTGCGAGCAAAGCCTTCTTCAGCAGTCTCTCGCATCTTACGCTCGTCCATCTTGGCAGTGTTGTAGAACACAGGCATCTTACGTGAGCCTGGGATGCGAGCATCGCACATGTCAGCAATCTCGCTGGTGCGCTTGATAGCTCCATCAACGATTGACTCTGGCAGATAGCTTAAACGACTGCGAGTCTCTTCCTCTGAGAAGAGGCACAGCTGGTTAGAGCCGTAGCTGAACCGTGATGGGTCGTTGATATTCTTACCCATCTGGATAGCGGTCATAAGCTCGTGGGCATACCACTGCTCTGGCTCTGCGTAGTGTGAGTCGGCCACGGTAATGAGTGGCACGCTGTAGTCAAGAGCAGCCTCTGCTACACGCATGTTCCATTCGTTACTCTCTGGGTCGAGGTAGGTGTGCAGTTCCAAGTGGAAGCGGTCACCGAAGATAGCCTGATACCGGCCAATGCGCTCTACTGCTTTGGTGTAGTCACCATCGTCCTTGAGGTGCTTACCGATGCAACCACCCATGCAACCACCAGTGACGATGAGACCCTCATTGTACTTCTCAAGGATTTCCCAGTCAAAGCGTGGGTTGCCGTAGTAGCTACCCTCGATGTAAGCGAGGCTCGAGAGAGACCACAGGTTCTCCAAGCCCTTGGCGTTCATGGCCACAATAGTCATGTGGTCGTAGTTCTCACCCTTCTTGCCTTCCTTGTGGTGGCGGTTCTCGGTGAAGTACCCTTCCATGCCGTAGATAGGCTTGATGCCAGCTTTGTCAGCTGCATGCTGGAGTTGAAGATGGCCACTACATTCACCGTGGTCGGTGATGGCGACAGAGCCCTGGTCGAGCTTTACCACTCGATTGACGATGTCCTCAATGGTAGCGAGTCCATCCAAGCAACTGTGCTCTGAGTGAGTGTGGAGGTGGACTAAACGATCTGACATACTTGTCCTTACTTGGTTAGAGTGGGCAGTTTAGTGACGTACCCAGGTCTTTGCAACGCTATTCGGTAAAGATGCCGAGAATGTGCTCGGCTAGGAAGACGAGATACTCTTCGTCGTCTACCACGATCTTCTGTGCAGCCCTACGGTTGAACAGTACCACATCACCAACGCTAATGCCAGTTGGCAATACCGCTCCGGTGCTCGTAGTACGTCCTGGGCCTACAGCAACAACAGTACCCTGGTCGGGCATTGCGACTGCTGCTTCGGGAAGGAAGAAACCACTCTCGGTCTTCTCTTCCACCTTGGCAACCTTAATGATTACCTTATCGTCTATTGCATTCAGTGACATTTCATTCTTTCTATTGAGTAGTTAGTATGACCTGGAGACAGTGTCATCAAGATCTCCAGGCCATACTAACCGATTGCTTACCTGAGGAGGGTATTAAGCAAACTTATTGCTGAGCTGCGAGCTTACGCTGCAAACGCTCTGCGGTGGTCTCTTCTTCGATGGAGACGTACTCGTCGTCACCATACTCATCGTCACCGAATGAGCTTGAAGAAGCAGGGGCGGTGCTACCAGTGTTCGAGGAGTACGACTTGTTCTCAGTCTTCTCCTTGACGATACCACGAAGCTTAGCGTCGTAGTACTCAGCCGAACCAATGCGCTTGAGGTATGCCTCAAGGTCTGGAACGAACTTAGAGTAACGCTCGTCGATGTTGGCGATTTCCTTCTCGGGGAGAGCGAACGCCATGTACGTGGTGTCAGTACCCTGACCCTGTCGGAGGATCTCGATCTCACGGTCACGGAGTGAACCGTACTTCTCGGAGATCACGGCAATCTGGTTCCAGAAGTTGCGCATGCCCTGGGACACAATGCCCACGTATGGCTTCTTCTTCATAACGTTCTTACCGTCGACAACTTCTTCGTATTCAGTCGTAACGTCACGGTAACCAGTGGTCTTACCGTCTTCCTTGACCTCTTCACGGAGTACGGCAACGCCGTAACCTACGTCTCGACGGTAGGCACCAGGGGTACCCTTCTCACGAGCACACAGCTCGCAAGATGCATCGAAGGCGGTGCGGCAGACGAACGTCGTCTTCTTACCGTCGTGAGTGGGTACCTGTTCGTGAACTGGAACAACGAAGATGTCGTTCGAGTCAGTGAGAAAGCGAAGTGGCTTAGCCTCTCCAGCTCTCCAGGTGAACCAGTTGGTCTGTTCGTATGTTCGGGGTCCACTGCCGGACTGCGAACGTTCAATACTGGCCTTTACGGCGGCCATGCCTTTTTGTAGTGCCATTGTTATTGCTTTCTGTGAGAAGCCCTAGGGCTATATATTGTTATGTGTACTGCTTTCATAAGCGTAGCAGCTCTAACTACTGTGTGTCAAACAGTGTTTTAACTGGTACTCAAACGAACTAATTGGTTCAGGAATAGAAGCAAGTGTAGCAGGATCTTCATCGTCCGGTGTCTCAATTATAGACAATTTCGTATAAGTTCCTAAACTCTCTATAATGTGCTGCGTAGCAATCCTACCAGCAATATCGCCATCCATAAACACGTTGATTTTGCGGAAATTGCGGAGCAATTCCATTTGCTGCTTGTCCACCTTGGCACCAAACGTGGCTACCACATTGTCAATGCCCCTGGTTTTCATCACAAGGACGCTCATTGGGCTCTCAACAACGTACACCTCGTCGTGCGCAATTGCGTTGTCTAAATTAAAAAGCCAGGCACCTCTTGGGAAACCCTTGGAGTTTCGGTACTTTGGCACCCCTGGCACCTCTTGAATCTTACGTGCAACCCATCCGACCAGCTTGCCCTTCATAAAGTGTGGCAGTACGACCCTGTCAAGGGTCACCATTTGCTGCCCCTCTGGGGATTTAGAAAATTCGGACCGCCCAACCTCCACGCCCGTGCGCATCTCCCGCTGTACGGCCTCTGAGACCCCTCTGGAGGTAAGGTAATCACATGGACCTTCCCACCTGCGTAATAAGGTATCGCTGTAGACCGGGATATCGGTGGTTTCGTGGTGATTTGGCTCAAATACACCCTCTAGACGCTTGATGAAGTCCTCGATCGGTACGATGGTGGTACCGTTGACTTCCCCCATGAGCCTAGCGATGGCTTCCTCACGGGTAATGCTCAGGGAGTTCTGTACTAGCCAGATTACGCTACCGCCCCCACAGGTGAAGCAATTGAACAGGAGGGTATCCTTGTTTAAGCTAGCACTGGGGCTACGGTCGCCGTTCTTGTGGTTACCAATGTTGAGGTGGCAGGAGTGAATCAGCTCATCGCCGCTCTCCTGTATCTCGCCTACTCCCAGGATGTCCTGGAGAACTACATATGCGTCAAGACCATTGAAGATCTCGCTTAGTTGCCCTTCAGCCATTTCTGATTGTCCTTGTACTCTTCCTTGAACTGCTTAATGAACTCACGGTCTCTGGGGCTTAGGTCGTTCAGAGACTGTTCTGCTAACTTCTTTGGGTCCTTCATTGGGTCAATCATACAAGGGCCTCCTGCGGCCATACGTAGGGAAGGTCATTGGGCTCATCCCAGAACTCACCATACCATTCTGGCAACTTACGAGTCAAATTGCTACGGTGGCTTTCGTGTAGGCCATGGTGACCTAGCCATGCTGGGCTTTGCCACTCTGAATGTGGAACGTTGCTGACCATTGCTTCGGTCTTGTCGAGGCACGTGTCTTTGTAACCACGTGATGTCCACTCATTGCAGATTGCACGCTGGTACATCATCAAGGCACCACGGTGGCCACGCCACATAGCTACAGCTGGGTGATTCTGCCAACCATACGTAGGATCGTTAAGAGCCTTCATGATCTGCAGGGTCTCAACCCTTTGTTTCCCCAAACGCTGGCGGTCTAGCACCTTTGCTGTCTGACTGAAATTTGCGTATGGAACAAATGTTTGCATTCTTACTCTCCTGCTTCTTCGTATTCTCTAACTATACTCAAGCTGGTACGGTCGCGCAACTCGAAGCCCATCATCCATGATTTCAGGTCACTACGACGAGACTTCATGATGTCCATGACCAGTGCTTCCTGACGCTTCATCTCAGCCGTACAACCAATACCAAGGGCAATGTCGACCACCTGTTCGATCTGTGATGATAGACCAATGTTGCCTAGGCCACCACGGCCCTTCTTGCTCTTGGTCGCTTCACGGTTGAACTGAGCCAGCCATACAGAAGCCATGCCCATCTCACGGTTGACAGAAGCAACGTCGTTGATGACCTCAGCCATCTGGAGCGACTGGTAGTTGCTTGATGAGCCGAAGTTCTTCTCGCTGGTAATCCATGACAACTGGTCACCTACCATGAGGTCAGCACCCCAGTGCTTAGCCTTGGAGTACAGCTCGAGCACACTGCGCTCAGACTTCTTGCTTGGTGAGTCGATGAGAAGGTACTCACCGAACTCCATAATCTCTTCACGTGCTTCCTTGAGACGCTTCAACTCGTTAGGCGTTAGCTGTCCACGTTCGTAACGGCTATAAGGCACACCACTGGCTAGGCAGTCGAGGCGCATCAGTGTCAGTTCCTTACGGAGCTCCAACGATGCAAAGTAGACACGGTTCTTACGGCGTGCTGCTTCTAGAGCAATGACCGAACCAATCCATGACTTACCTACGTTGGGGATACCTACGACAACGGCAAGCTCGCCCTTCTGGATGCCATACATGTGGTCATTCAGCTGGTCCCAGCCTAGGTAGATACCCTTCTTGTCCTTCATGGGGTTGGCTACTTCATCGATGTAGTCATTCACACGGCGGTCATAGCCTTCACCATAGATTTCGATACGCTCACGTGTACTCGTATCGCTCTGAATCTTTGACAGGCTGTTGAGAGCAATGGCGATGCCCTCTTCAGGGTCGGTCTCCAATGCGTTAGCTGCTTTGAGCAACACGCTCTGGGTGGTTGCCTTACGGTACTTTGCAACCATCTCCTCGATCAAAACATCAACGAGGTAACTCTCTTGTGGCCATTCGTTACGTGCGAAGTAGTCATCAAACTTGGTCTCCAGGAAGTCCTGGTCTACCGTCTGTTTGAACTCGCTACGTACGTAGTAGTCAAGGCTGTAGTCGAAGAGCTCTCTGACACCTGGGTCGAAGAAGTGCTCGCTACGGATACCCTTGTTCCAAATCTCGTTGAAGCTTTCGAGGTCGACAAAATGCTTTACTAATGACTTTTCAATGTCCATCTTCTTACTTTCTGTTAGATAATCTTACGGGCGGTGCCTTGCTTGATTTCATCAAGCGTACGGTCCCTAGCATACTCACGGTAGTCAATACCGGTCATCTCGTGCACAATCATACGCTCCTTGAGCAATGAGAAGATAGCACTACCATAGCCTTCATTCAGTTCCTCGATCGTCATGTTCGTGGTGATGAAGGTAGGTCGGTTGTCCAACGCACGCTGACGCAGCACGTGGTCAAAGGTTGCTTCGCTTAGGTTGTTCTTGGTACGGAACTCCTTACCAATGTCGTCCAGGAAGAACACGTCGCTCTTAACGACCTTGCTCTCGAAGCGTGCCTTGTCTTCATTACTACCCCAACCACGGGTGAACTCGTCAACCATCTGTGTGAACGTAGCAAAGTAAACTTTGTAGCCCAGCTTGACAAGCTCCTTAGCGATAAGGCTAGTGAGCAGAGTCTTACCAGTACCCCATGAACCGTGGTAGAGAAGGCCCATGCCACCCTTAACAAAGTCCTTGTGCTGCCCCAGGTAGATACGAGCAAGGTCTGATGCCTTGTCGTCACCATGGAAGTCATGCCAGTCGAGCTTCTGGTAGTTGAGGCCAACGCCTGCACGCAGGTAGTGCTTGTACAGCTGGAGCTGTGTCTTGCAGTCACCGCACGTGTGGTCTTCACACGTTGGGCAACCACGCTTGTTGAATGCTTCAAACTGTGGGTACTTCTGCTCTAGGTAGTCGATCTCATCATCGTCTAGAAACTCATACTTCAGATTGACATAGTCTTTCTGCCAATCAAACAGCGAATCGTTTAAGGAAGTCATCTGTACTCATTAACCCTTCTGAACTTGGTCGGTTTTCTTCTTTGATCTTATCTTGCTGGAGCTCAATATACAAAGTATCTTGAATCCACTTACTGCCTTTACTGAATGCTGTCAGCGTCATCACTTGGTCATTGATCTTGCCCTTGTGCTTATCGAACAAGAGCTTAATCATATACCCTGCGTCAATACCATAGCGTTCTCTAAACGACTTAAGGATAGATGTCTCCTTGACCCACTCTACGTTATATTCGTAGCCCTGGGTCTCCTTAAACCTATTGCAGAAATAGAGAAGCAGCTCACGTGCATCAGCCCTTGACAAGTCTAACTCTTTGACAAGGTCTTCCTTGCTTGATACTACTTCTACTTCTAGTACCTCGTCGTAACTATCATCATCATAGTTAGCGAGAGGACCATCAAAGCTTTTCTCTTCCATTCTTAATTCCTCTCAGAGACAAGAACTTATCACATACATCAGAGAACATCTGTATCTTCTTCTCGATCCACTTGCGTGTCTCTTCATCGATGTCATTGAGGTTACGACCTGTTGGGCCGAGGGCTGAGACGTTGCTCTTCACAAGCAACAGGAAACGCCACTGAGTATCAGCGTTGTTCTTGTCGCCTTCTTCGTGGCCATACAACTGGATCCACTTCTCGTCCATGCCGCACAGGAAACCTTCGTAAACGAAACCGTCACTAAACACCTGTACTTCTTGTCGTCTACTGGCAATAATAGCGATGTTTCTCTCGAACATCGTATCTTCAGCCTGAGCTAACTTATCCATCATGCTTCTTTCTTCCATCCGTCGAAATCGACTTCAAACTTACCCCACCTGGATTCAGGAAAGGCTACTTGCTTTTGTGTTTTAATGCTAGATACAACGATCATGTCATCAATGATCTTCCATGCGAAGAAGAACGGTGCCAATGCAATAAAGATTGGTGACATAATTAAAAAACCAAGACCTAAACAGAATGTCATAACCACTTTGAAAGTGGTAGACCTGCTGTTGACTATTGTCTTACTTGGCAGAAATCTAAACTGCATACTACTCCTTTTATTCTATCTCTTCATCTGTAAATATATTGAAATCATCAACATGGTCATACTGTTCAAAGAAGTCTGGGAACTGCATGTCACCAATGTGACAAATTCTAACTACCATCATGTCTTCAATCAAGTCATAGGTGGAAGGATCATCATCCATGTTAACGGATACTGTCGTGATACTGTCTTGCCATTGCTCGATAAAAGACTCGATGTCATCCAGGTCATCGACCGGAATCAACTTTACATCTCCGTACAGTGTATCAAACACTTTGAAGGATTTCAAATTATCTAGACGTACATATTTCTCTACGTAGTTAGAGGATATCGTGTTGTGCACGAGCTCACTACGCTTTGTAAATGGCAACTTGTCTCGGTACTCCTGGATAAGGTTGCCGTACAAAGCATTCATATTATCACTGAATTGCCTTACGTGCTTCCTTCTCACCTTGCCCAATACAAAATAAAACTTTGGTGCAAGGCTGCCTTCTCCATAGAAAGAGAAGAAGTCAAAGCAGATAGAATTGATATTGGTAGGAGTTAAGTGTTCTTCCCTGATAATACCAAAGCTGAACTTCTGCCCATGCTCCCACACATGTCGGTCTACAGTCTCATATTCTCTGTAGGCTTTCATAACCATCTCGTTGCCAAATACGATTATGTCAGTAGCGTTGTTGAGCTCTTCTAACCATTCGTCGTCTAGCTCGAGGTCATCTATACCCGCAGCGAATACCTTGTTGCGTACGTTCTCCGCGTGGTGCTCAAAGACATTCTGAACCATGAACACTTCGTCTAGGTTTGGTGACTTAACGACAATGCTTTCTGGGCCAGCTAGCTTAAGGCATAAGAATACAGTCTTAGGCAATGACCATGGTGCATCGTTTCCACCAATAATTACGAATCTACGCTGAGTCTTCTCTGCGTATTCTTCGAAAGATCTTGGCACGTCCAGGTGCTCAATGATCATACGATAATCATTCTCTAAGAACCGACCATACTGAGTAAGGGTACTAACCATGTCGACTTCAGGGTTGATTATCCACATGGCTATGAACCAAGTCTCTTGCCAAAGCCTTGCGTATCTCTCCAGAGGTTGCCATGCTTCCAGCGGTCTCTGATCTGAACGAAGCCTAGTTCTTCATATAGCTTAATCAGCTCATGCTCGTTAGGGTCACCTGGTTCAATAGGATTGAATTGAAGGTTGCCAAGTGGTGGGAACGGGATATCTTCGTCTACACCAAGCTCGATAAGACGCTTGGCCATACGTACAGTGCCAATGTGTTCTGAGATCTTGGGATCATCTAAGCTAAGTACTGTTTCTAGGTCACCGTGCTCTGCTATAAGCTTTGTAGCTTTCTTGGGACCAATGCCTGGGATGCCCTTGACGTTGTCACCCTTGTCACCCATCAATGCCCAGATCTCAGGGAGCCTCCAGGGTTCTACACCCCACTGCTCCATGATTGATTCTACATCATAGATCTCTTCTTCAATGTCCTTAGAGCTAATGCTCGGTTTGACAACGGTGATGTTAGGTCTAATGAGCTGATGCATGTCGTGGTCTGCACTGACAATTACCACTCTGTCAAAGATAGGTGACAGACCTAGAGCAGACGTAGCAATGATGTCATCTGCTTCTACGTCTTGGATACGCAAGAATGGCAGACCGTTGCGCAAGCATACTTGCATAAAGAGATCAAGCTGTGGCTTAAACTCTTGAGAGAAAGCATTGTCCATTGGCTTAGGAGATGATTTCTTGTTACGGTTGGCCTTGTACTCTGGGTCAATGGCTAAACGCTTTGAGCTTCTACCCTTGTCAAAGGCTATGAAAGCGTGACTAGGTTCGTACTTGCGCACTAGGTTAGCAACGACGTTAAGTGCACCGAATACTCCCCAGGTACCTGACCCGTCTGGAGCGGTGAGCCCCTGACGCATCAGGCCTGCGAAGCTACGTATAAACAAGTTGTGACCGTCGAATATAAGAAGCGTTGATTTCTTCATGATGGGTTGTTACCTTTTCTAAACTTAAGGCGATGCTTTAAGACTGGTTCTTTAAAAGCATCTACTCTCAAAACGATCAGACGCAACTGTCTGTCTGTCATCTTATTAGCTCTACGCAAAGCGTGAGCTATTTTAAGTATGTCATTTAAACTATACCTACGGTCACCTCCAGATGTTTTGGAGATGACTATAGGGTTGCCCATCTTATCGTAAAGGTATTTCTCTTTCTTGCGGAGTGCAGCTGGAGAAATATCAAAGAACGCTGAAGCCATTGAGACTGAAAACAGCAGTTCATCATCACGAAGAGGTATGCCTCTTCTCTTAGAGGGTTCGGACATAGAAGGCTGACCGTACCTTGCCTGGTGTGGTTGCCTTGACGACTTGCTCCATGCCAATGTTACCGAGCTTGAGTTCCTTCTCGAGTGCTTCCTCGTTGAGCTCGTATACCTTGTTGACTTCTACCGACTTGCTACCGTCAGGACGGGTAGTGGTGATCTGAGTCTCAACAAAGTTAACAACTGAGTGGAACTGTTCTGATTCGAGTACTTGCTCAAGCAAGTCAACGTCGATGTTCAGCTTACCGCCAGTGACTTCCTTGGAGAGCTTAATGCCGTTCTCTGGACTGACCATGTAACCACTGGTAGCAGTTGGGTCTTCACCGTTCATCTCGATCTTTAGGTTGATAACCTCAGTTGCGTATGCCTTAATGGCAGACTCACGACCTTCGACGATGTCCTTGGCCTTGCGTACAGCAACAAGCTCAGTAGCGAGGTTGTCAATCTGTGCAGGTGAAAGTGGCTGAATCTCGCTGATCTCGTTCATGTAGAGAACTTCGTTGAGCTGAGCAAACACTTCCAGTGCTTCATCTACATTGGAACCTACCGCTGCAGCACGACGTGTGTCAGCACGGGTAGGAGCCTTAGTGTCTTCCCCAAACGTAGGTTCCGTTACTTCCTTGAGTTTGGAAGTAGCTGGTACTTTGCGTTGAGGCATAATGTAATTCGGTGTCATTTGTATTGTCCTTACTGTTGGTTATATAAAGGTTATAGCTTCCGGAGGGGAATGTCAAATAGTAATTCATACTTGACGTACAGTCAAGTCTTGTGTGTCGATTGCATACAGAGGGCCACCTACGCCGACAGCAGTAACAGTAGCTCGGTATGCTGCGTCGATAACATCATTCTTGGTCCATCCACCTTCGTTGCCAAGGGCACCTAGGGCTTCACTCTGACCAGAACCAATGGCATAGCGCCCACTGAGAGGGATGGTCACTCCGAAGTGATCATCGATCACAACCAGGTTATCTTCCCACGCCATGATGAATGAGCTCTCGTAGTCTTCCATCTTCACACCGTTATCGAGCAGAGCTTCACGCATTCTTGGAACGACTTCCTTAACGATGAACTCTTCCACAGGATAAATGTCTCGATAGAAAGGCCATTGGACATGGTACTTGATGATCTGAAGTTGTCTCAGGTCTCCAGCACCGCCGAAGATGTATCCCTCGTTAACTTCATCGACCCATACCTTGCTATAGCCATCGGTGTCTCTCGTGAAGCTAGTAGATAGCTCTGAGTCACCAACGATAACAATGCCATTGTCCGTGGTTAATGCTGCAGCAATTACTGTCATTCTTCCACCTTCTCAAAGTTTCCATCCCAGCCGGTAGCACCTGACATCCAAGCAGCAAACGCTGCACCAAGCTCGTCGTCCTTGATGTTGTGCTTCTCTACGAACTCATCGAAATCATCAAACATTAGTAGTAATCTTCCTCTTCAGTGTTGGGCTTCTGTTGTTCTTCTTCAACAACAACCTCTTCGGTCTTCTCTTCTACCTTAGGGGTCTGTTCGCTGATGAGCTCTTGCACTACGGCTGCGAACTGAGGACCTACGACTTCATCCCACATAACAGCGAATTGTGTTGGTAGAGACTCTACTTTGATCTCACCATCGACGAGCTTGATCTCGCAACCAACCTCAGGCTTGATCCAGTCCCACTCACCTCGTGCGTTCTTGACCTGAAGGGTAGCACCGATGTTTACGCTTAACTTAATTTCCATTTTCTTCCTTTGCTTTCTTCTCGAGCAAGTAATCAAACATCTCGATGTGCAGCCTAGCTTCTTCCAAAATTGAAAAGTCTACTGAGATTCCATTGCGCATAAGCTTCTCTACGAGTGTAAGGATTACCTTCCTAAAACTGTGGATAGCCTCTTCGTAGAACACGAACTCATAATCGTAATCAATTGGCTTTTCTTCTGGCAGCTTGCTTTGTGCTTCTTCCATTTCCATCCTTAACTCCTTCATCTTTTTGCTAATAGCGATTGCTTGAACACCTATGGCAATACCTGCACCACGTTTGGCCAACTGCCTACCTAGTGGCCGAGGCTTCCTCTGTTTAATCAAATCAAAATTTGGTTGCATACTTGCTCCTTACTTAATATAACCATATCACTTCTAACATCATACTGCAAGTGGATGATGAGGGACTCGAACCCCCAACCTTGACCGTGTAAAGGTCCTGCTCTGCCAATTGAGCTAATCATCCTTGGTACCCCAGGAGGGATTCGAACCCCCGGCCTAAACGGTAGAAACGTTCAGCTCTGTCCACTGAGCTACTGGGGCCAATCTTAGTGCTCGATGTTGTGTTCCTCATCGAACTTCTTGTGTTCCTTACGCCAGATTCGTTTACCCCAGGCAAGGCCAATGAAAAGAATAACAATGTTCTCTACCGTTGAGTAGAATAACTCAGCAGTTGCATGTGGAGCATCAGTGATCAAACCAATAGCTTTGCGTAGATAGCCTGACTGACCGCTCTGTTCGCCAACCCACGATGGGTTAATAAGATGCGCTACACCAATAACTGCAAACACGATAGCAACAATGATGAATGGTGCTGCGATAAAAAACTTGTTCCTACTTTTCATTCTTACTCCTAATTAGTTGGTGTCAAAGATATTAACATCAATTCCGTTTGCGCGCAACACAGACAATGCTTCATCGTATGCAGGGTTATTAAGCGTACTTGCTGCAGGTGCAGCGCCTTTCAACACACCCTTGATCCACATACTATTAACACTATAATTACTAAATGCTGCTACCAGCTTAGGTTCTGCTGGAATGTTGCAGAGCTCCAGCATAACTGATGCTGCTTGCTTTAATGTCATTGTCATAGTGCCCCCGGACGGTATCGAACCGCCGACCTATAGTTTACAAAACTATTGCTCTACCACTGAGCTACAAGGGCTGACTTGGTTTGCTTCGTTCGGATTATTTCTTGCGCTTAGGGAACTTAACCTTCTGGAACAACCCTGCCTTCACGCCTTTGTTCCAACGGTAGACAAAGTAACCTACCATTGCGAACGCAATCGCTGGGAATGCCAGCACCCATAGAATTGTCATTCTGTTTCTCCTTCACTAATGTCCCAGTCAGATGGTTGGCCAAGACGCACCATGTGCATGCAAGGATCTCCACCGTCTTCCCAGACTAGCTCTTCGCTCTCATGCATGGGTGGACCATCGTGAGTATCGCAGAACTGTTCTGTGCAAAAGTTGTTATCGATGCCGTACTTCAGCCATTCTTCAAATGTCATTATTGTCCAGTTGTCGGAGCCATTGTCTTCAAGAACTCACGCTTCTTGTCAAGGCTATCCTTAGCCTCTTCAAACAGCTTCTTCCAGTCCTTGCAAACATCGTACCACGTGTGGCCCTTGATCCAGTCAAGTGCCAGTGCTGAACGACGCTCTGCTTCTGCCTTGTTTGCCATGATCTCTTCGATGGCATCAGCTGCACCCTCTACACTCATCAGAGGACGCATGCGCTCATTGTCGTTGTCCTTGATGATCCAGTGTGATGGAGTGTGGCCACTTTCAACCAACCAGCCACGCTCATTGTCACCGAGGATCTCTGGGAGGCTTGTGTTGCGTGGGCCAACCACAGGGAGGTTTGTAGCCATTGCTTCAGTGATGCTAAGGCCCCAACCTTCACCGTGCGTGGTGGTCAAGTAGCAGTCACTTACATTGTAGATAGCATTGAGGAACTCAATTGGGAACCCAGCATGTGCACCGAACTGACGTGGGTCTGGTACGGTGAAGTCATTGTTGGGGTCGAGCTCGAGTGCACGTGCCATCTGCATAACGCTGCCACCGAAGTCTGTCTCCTGCATGTGCATGTAAAGGAATGCATCCTTGTTGCCACGGCGACGGAGTTCCTTCATAATCATAAGGCTACGTGAGATGTCCTTGCGGCCCTGATTACGGTTGACGTTGGTGATGATGAAGCGACCTTCCATGGTTGGGAAGATACTCTTTCGAGCTTCAACAATTTCCTCTGGCTTCATTGGGAAGAAGTCCTTGGTGTTGGTACCGTGGTAGATAACGTGCTGGCTATCTGCGTACTCACCAATGAACTTGCGGCTTTCGTTCTTAGCGTATTCGGTGTAAGCGACTGGGTAGTCGAACTGAGCTACACAATCCTTAACCCACTCTTCCTTAGGACCGCAGTCGAATGGGTAGTAGTAGATGGTCTTGAAGCTACCAGGCTTAAGGTTCTGAAGCTCTTGAATCTGAGGAACGATCGTCTGTACGATGAATGTGTCTTGCACAATGAAAACAAGGTCGTACGGACGTGAGCCCAACAGGTCGAGGAATACTTGACGACCGAATACGTCGCCGTAAGGACCCTGGGTGCGAAGTGCACTAATAGCAGGCCACAGGGTACCTGGCCACTTCTCTGTGTCGTATGGGCCACCATCGTAATTAACACCGACAACGTCAATCTCGTACTTGCCTGACTTGTTAAGCTCGCCCATGATGTTCTTCATCACAGTACCGAATCCTGTGCTACAAGCGTAGTCACCCCAAGCTAGTACACGAATTTTCTGAGCAGGGTTTGCCATTAGAGACTCCAGTCCTCTTCTAAGTTATCACCATAATAATCAAATGGGTTTAACTCTGTCAAGGTATTACTAGAATTCTTCTTTGCGCCACGGCCTTGAATCTTCTGAGCCTGAACAGCTTGCTCAATACGCTCTCTTTCAGCAGCATATTTAAAGATTGACTCGTACTCGATGCTGGTCAACTCGATGCCGAGTTCTTTGCGCATTCGGTCACGGCTTTTACGGTTGGTACCGCCCCAGAAGCCATGCTCTTCATACTTTAGTGCATGATCTAAGCACTGTTGTTTTACTGGGCAGGAAGCACAAATCTTCTGCAATTTGGTCTCTGGTGCTCTACCCACCTTTGGGAAGAACAAGTCGTATTTATCTTTGCATTTTGACTGGTCTTGCCAGCTGTAATCAATGGTTGTATTCATTGAATGATTGTATAAAGAGGAGGCTGGTAGGGCCTCGGGGGGAGTCAAAGCATTGACGCCGACTACGACCCCCGAGGAAGACCAGGCCCTACAGGAAGGAGCTTTACAATAGCTCTCTTCACAGACTAGGGCTACTTTCTGCTCTTTTTTACATTGTCCTTTCTAAATTGTTCTGCTTTTTTAAGCAGATTGACAACGTAATTAGCAAATTCATCGGCTTGCTGCTTAGAGCTTGCCTCTGAACCGCCTAGTGTGACTTGCTTTCCTACCAGGGTACTGTGCATCTCTCCATTGAGGAGCAGCTGCATGAGATCTTGGTGGATCTGGTCATACTTATTAATTGGCATATTTATCTTTCTTTCTACCATGAATGGCAACCGTATTGATCTGGGATACCCATATCATAGTGTTTTATGAAGCGTTGAGCAACAATGATTTGCGTTGCTCTGCTACTTGGTTTTGTTACACTGCCCCCGAACTGTAACCAGTTGGGTCTATCGATACCTAGTGCATCTGGGTACCAATAACTAAAATGTTTCCAGTCCCCACCCTCTTCGCATATTGCAACCTTCTGCCACTTAGCAATTAAAGCTGCGCTAATGACTACCTTGGTTGATGCTGAGGCGGTGTGTGGTACTACAAACAAACTAAACATTACTGCAATTGAAATTATAGCTTTCTTTAACAAAATTCTCCAATCCTAGAGGGATAAGTACTCTTGGTGTTGGCTCATGGGCATCACCTCCTTTCTTTTATCTTCCGAACAGGAAGCCGTATGGCGTCATGTCAATAGTGTCGGTCATGTCAATGTTCTCATCGACTACACCTCTGATAGCTTCTGCTTCGTCTCTTCTGCGGAGGATCTTAGCATCTGCTCGTTCTTCGATCGTGTTAGCAGCCACCGCTCGATAGATCCAAGTGTGGTCAATACCCTTGCTCTTTGAGTCTGCTCTATTGATGCGGTTAGCTCGTTGCTTGTAGTCTGAGTAAGTTCGTGGTACTTCGATATTCCAAAGATACGGGGCATATAGGTTTAGCCCTTCCTGGCCTACATCTGAAGTAATAAGTATAGCAGGTCCTTTAATGGTGTTAAAGGTTCTAATGTTTTCTGCCACAGTATCACTGCTCATGCCTACTCCCCAGATAGGGAGCACAGGAATATCTGGGAACTTCTTCCTAAGTGCTTCAAGGTAAGGGAACAAGGTGCCATTGGTCCAGAAGGTGAATAGAACTACCTTGTCACCAGCTTCTACATAGTTCTCGAGGTTGCTTTCAATGAGCTGATATTTAGCACTGTTAGCGATATCAATATCAGTGCCGAACTGTGCAACAATCTCCTTAGCAAATCGTCCATCGCTGTTCTTAAGGCCAGCAGTGGTGTTGCAGATCATACGCAGTGTGTCAATGTATGCCCAGCTAGCTACGGGGTTGTCTGGGTTGAAGTTGTTACGAGCTTGTTCTTCTGCCCAGTCATAAATAGCACGATCTACTTCAGAAAGCTCGTAGACAATCTTCTTAGGGATGCTCTCAGGGAACTGAGCCGAGATGATTGGGTCGCTCTTCATAGCGATGTGCGTCCAGTTCTCATGCTTCTTGCCGAGCAACGACAGTTTTGCTCTGTCCCATTCTTTGACGTATAGCTCTTGTACGAAGCCATTGTTAAACATGCCAAATTCTTTGCCGTACAATCGCTTGAAAGAATCTCGCTTGAGGTCGCTTACGTCAGGGATGTTTGGGTCAACAATAGAGAAGATATTCCTGATGTTCAATGGGCTAGTGGTGTATGGTGTAGCGGTCAGGGCCAAGGTCATTACCTGGTTGCCAGACTCATTAATGAGCTTGTAGAAGCCTTCACCAATAAGGCTTGTACCACTGTTGATTTTCTGAGCCTCATCGATGATGATCAGAACACGCTTGCCTTTGATCATCTCCATAACCTGCAAGAAGTCTGTGCGGTCATAGGACTTTGACTTGCGTCGTGACCCCTTGACCTTTACCATGTTGCCTTCACGAATCTTCTCGTAGTTCATGACAACGACTTGAGCTGTATTATTCTCATAAAAAGCATGCCGCTTAGCACGTGTCATCTTCTCGCCAACACGAGTGACTTCCAAGTGTGTCATACGGCGGAACTCTTGTTCCCAGTCGTACTGTTTGATCTTCTTACAGAAGACCAGGACGAGATCGACATCACCAGCATCAAAAAGTTTCTGACTGGTTAGGCAACTCAACAGCGTCTTACCAGCACCAGTGTCCCACTGCACCAAGACACGTGGGTTCTCTGAGTGCATCTGCTTCCATACATAGTTCAGACCAACGTGCTGAAAAGGAAACAGAGCATGGTCCTTTAGGAAAGGACTGTCTACTTCATAAGGGGAGGTACTGCATTCTCGTAGCTCATCATATGCCAGCTCAGCTGAGTCATCCTCAAACGTGAGTTCATACCCATTATCCCTGGCCAAAGCATGAAACTCATCGATCTTGTCACGGTTCTTGAGAGTACCGTAGGAATCTAATGAAAATAATGTCTTGACTTTTTCGTCCAGGGAGGAGTATCTTAGTACTCCATTGAGTAATTTACTCTTCTGAACATATATCATCTTCTCCGAAGCCATGAATCAACCTTAGCATGACTTACTGACTAAATCAATCTACCGAGTAAGGGATGATTGTTCCAGCAATATTATCTAGGCTGAACTCTGAAGGATAAACGTTCTTATTCAACTGGAAGTATGGCTTGTTCTCAATGCTTGTCCTTACAGGCAACTCGTTAGTCTTACTAGTTCCCTGGTAATCAATATTGAGGTTTGCATAGTAAGGATTCTGTCTGTACTGAGGAATGACGCTCACTCCGGCTATATAAACATTAGGGTCAAGAGCAGTCATTCTGATTTGGATACCGCTTGATGGTACGTTCAGAGAGTTAGAGATGAAATAATTGGGGTCATTGATACCGACAGCGATTGGTCTATATGAACTCGAAGTGTTGTTCCGGTATTCGTATCTCACCGGGTGGTAGAACGGTGCTAGCATACTCAAGTAGAATTTCTCGGTGACAGCTGTATTGGTTTGTACTACACGGATAAAGAATGATGTGTAGTTGGCGATAGTGTACCCATTCAACTGCACATCAAACCAAGAATTCAATGGCAATTGATTTGCTGTATAGGTTTTATAAGCTATTTCAGTTTGTACGTTTGTACTGCTTACAGCATAGAGGCTCACACGGTACGAACCAATGTTCGTATTCGGCAAGAACATGCGAGCGACACCGCTTACTCTCATGTTGTTGCGGTCCGTTGGGCTGATCCAGATGTTTGTTGGCGTGGTGAAAGCACCAGCTTGGTATACCTCGTAAGGCACACCGCTGGCCGTACCACTCAGTACAACCTGCACGGTGTTGCTAGGAATACTTGCGTTGTATGATGCACCGGTTGCAGTAATAATACTGAAGCCGGACGCAGCTGTGAGGTTAACTGTACTACCTGTTACTGTTGTCCCAGAGATCACACCACTAGTGGTCGAGTTGATAAAACGAGTGGTCATAGTGACGTTTGTCGTACCACTCGACTGCAAGTTTGTCAGGAAGTAATAACTCATTCCTGATGTTGGAGCATAACTGGCATAGCCGACGACACCCAACGATGCACTACCCAACTGCGTTGTGTAAGGCGTTGCTCCGCTTATGTCAAATACGTTTGGCAGAGTGAAGTTGTAAGTAACAGTGTTACTTCCACCACTTACAAGGATTCCGCTGGAGGTACCACTGGAAGGCGAAGTAGATGAACCTGAGTAGCCACTCCAAGATACAACGGCACTAGTCACAGTGGTTCCTGAGCCCGCTACCCAACCCGAGGTAGTTAAGAAGTTGGCGTCATTATAATTCATGACATTGTTGCCAGTTTGGTACGGAGAAGACTGCACACCATACGTACTGCCAGATGTGATTGGAGCTACTGAATAGATAGTGCTCTTACCAAGAGTACCTGTAAGGGTCATGGTTGAGTTAAGGCCACCAACCATGGTACTAATCGTATAGTTGCTCAGCTTGTTAAGCAGAGTTGGGTCTGATTGGATTGGGTTACCTTGCGTAAGAAAACTCCTCCAGTCAGTTGTAAGTCCACCAATGTTAAAGCTAGTGAATGCATCGATGGTGTTGAAGAATGGTGTTGTTGCAGTCTCGTCAGGGCTAAGCCCTACGTAATTAATATCTGAAGGGTACCCGGACGAGAAGCCACTTGTTGTACCATTTCTACTAATCAAGTTTCCTGGCGTGCCGCGAAGATCATCGTAAACGGTTTCATAGAAGGCATTGATATAACGAATACCAACGAAATAAGCCTGGTGCCATGTCTGATTGATAGTTACCTGGTTATATTGGTGAACTCTTGTGTTTGGGAAGCGTCGGTATAGGAAGTCTGTGTAACTATTGTTATTATAGTTTCCATTGGAATCAAGCAGCTTGTAACTCGTACTTGGGTCAATGATTTGCACACTAGAAGAGATACCATTAAGTGATGTGCCTTGTTGAACGTCATTCAACGCTGCTAATGCTGGCCATGAATTGTTGCTGACTGTGCTAGTTGATAAACCGAAGATTGTTGAAGCAGTCAATTGATTGGTATTCTGACTACTTGTCCCGAGTCCTTGTGTACCAATATTAGAGTTGCCAATGGTTGAGTACTTAACAGCGTTACCATCGATGATCTCTTGCTCGAGATTAGAATAGTATTGCTCGACATCAAGCGGGAATACATTGATAGTTCTATCAATTGAATCAAATGGCAAGTCATAAACTTCTGCTTGCAGCTGCGTAAACTCAAACTTCAAATAAGTAGCACTTGTTCTAGGGATTTCGTAGATACCCTTGCGCAGTGTGAAGTCTGATTGGATAGGAGTCCAGGTGAAGTTACCTGGGTCAATAGTATTGCCAGACGTAGTATTCGTGCTGTAGTAGACGTTGAAACGGCAACCGCTGTAAAGAGGATCAATATAGAATCGATTGATCACAGTAGGAGTAGGGTCGCTCAGCTCGGCATAGAAGTAAACGATTGAGTCTTTAACTGGTTGAGGGGCACTTCTCCAGTAATTAGTACCTGAAATGCTCTGGAACATATTTGATGTTGCATTCGTTACAAAACTATAATTCTCTACAAAACCCAAACGGTTCTGAACAATCATATTAGCTGTGCCGCTTACAACAACTGATGGGATATCAGAAGTCTGTTGGATATTTAACTTAATTCTAAAGTTCTCAATGCCAACGGAATAGGCAACGCTGTACAATACATTCTGACTATTTGCAGACTGTACAGTTTTATTACGCGTAATCCTTACGTTAACAGCAGTTGTGCCAGTCAAAGGGTACGTGAAAGTAGTGTTGTTTGCACTATTCAGGCTAGTAATGTTTGTAGGAGCATTGTATTCAATGAAAGACCAGTCAGTAGTGGTGAAGATATCACTACCGCCTGCGATCGTAAACGTTGAGGCACCGGGGAGAGCATTCATGTTTTGATCAAGTAGCTCTACATAACAAGGTACGTTCAGCACAGACATTGTAATGCTGTTGTAGTACGTAGTATTTGATAAGTTATACGTAATAACAATAGGTTGACTGCTTGGCCCACCGAAGTCAGTGTTTGACAACCAGTAAGTTGCTGTCTGTGGATTGAAAGACAACAAGCCATTTGATTGGTTTGTTGTATTGAAGTTAGGATCAGCGTAGTTAGAAACACTGGTATTGTTGAGTGAGTCAATGACACCAGTTTGAGCATAGATCTGGTTATAGACAAGACCATCTGAAGTCAATGCAGGCGTAATATTGCCTGACACATAGTCGTCTAGTGGATCAGTATTATTTGGTAATACAGGCATTATTGTGCTCCATACACCGTTGAAGTTACACTTAAGGATGGGTTTGCAATGCTGTCAGAGATACCGCTACTAAGATCTGATACGTTTGCTGAAACGATATTGCCTGTGAGGTCGATCGAGATTTCTTGTGTCTGCAAGTGAGAGAAGTATGGCGCAACATTGTTCGTGTTGTTCTTCAACCAGTAACGCGTGTGCGACCCTGGCACAAGCGTTGAAGGCGTGCTAATCATTGTGGTATTAACAGTTGGCTGTAGGAAGTGATACTCCGAGTATCCACTTGCTGCAACATAAGTAAGCGGTGTCTGCGTAAGGTTTGCTAATGGTGCACCAAAGCTGAACTGGAAGTTAGCGAAGCCCAGCTGCTGAATGGTTTGCAGAATTGTCTGCTTCTTGCTCTGGTCCCAGGTGAAAACACCGCTATTATTAGTGGAGTCAAGAATAGGAATGAGCACAATTTCGTTCGCTGGGTTCAAAGCAGCTGGGTATGTCCCTGTTACAGAGCTAGTGTCTGTGCCTGAGTACGTTGTACTTCTACCGTATCCTGGAGTTCTCCAACTCTCAACAACATAGAATTTAACCTGTGTCAGAGCTTCACAGAGCGTCTTAATGCCCCAGAGGGTACAACCTGTCTGAAAGGCTTCAGCGGCACCTAGAAGGCGCTCACGGTAGTTTGAGTCCTTGATGCGTACTTCCTGCCATTGTGTATTGGTTAATTGGTCAATGAAAGGGTTGGTAGCAAAGCTATAGATCTCAGGTGCAATACGCTTTACATTCAGAATCGTACCAAGAATAGTATCGAGGTTGCTGTACTCAAGTGTTTGTTGGCCGATGCTCGCTGCAATCTGAAGATTTCTCAACTGACCCGTACCACTATTGCCAAGCAAGATCTTCATCAATGTGGTTAAGTTGTCACCATCATTAAAATTGTAGATGTCGTCGGGAAAGTTTCTTACCTTCTCAAGGAAGGTAGAGTGAAGAGCAAGCGAGTAAGTATTGCCAGCCATTAGAAGTTGCTGGCTCCTCTAATTGTGTAAAGAATGTTGTAAAGAGAAGGCAGCGTATTGCTAGGAAGAATAAAGTCGCTAGTAAATGTCTGCAAGACGGTTCCGTCAGGCGCAGTAGTGCTAACGCTTGTAATCTTTACGTTGGCGATACCAGGCACTGATAGAAACTGTGATGCCAAACCAGCAAACGTCAAAGTGCCGAAGTAATTAAACCCATTGAAGTATGAGCTAATAAGATTTGTAGCGTTAGAAAAGACTGTGCTTTGGCTGTAACTATTGTCAAGAACTACACGTGCATTGATCGTTAAAGAAGCAAACTGCGCTTGGTGAACAAGCGTGTTGACGCCGAGAGGCCTGCTCTGCTGGATAAGGGACTCAACAGTTGTAACATCACCATTGTAATCGTGAGCATAAGTAACCCATGCTGAGCTTGATGGCAATGCAGGCCATCCTGAAGGAGGTGTAGACGTATCGAAAGCAAGGCCAGACATGTCGAGGATGCTGTTCTGATTAAGGGTCTGGTCATACAATGGGTAGACGATTGCTTTACCACTAAGGGTAACAGTGCCAGTAGCAGTGGTATTCTGGTTCAGGTAGATGCCGTTGCTAGTTACGCTGCTAATAAAGAACTGACTGCCAGAAGTTAATGTACCTGTTGCCAAGGCAAGTCCTGGGTAGAGGAACGTATTAGCGTTGCTTACCGTAACGAATGTACCACCTAATCCGTCAGAAGTCACAGTACCAGTGAATGTGACGTATGGGTAAGGGTTAAGAGCGATTGGATAGATGTAACTAAGACCATTGGTGGTGTTATACAAGGTAACAGTATCTGCAACTCCGCTAGAGGAAGTGCTAATCTGCGACGGGAAATTGATCAATGGCTTCTGGTTCAATGATACGTAAATATCATTTGTTGTAGCAGTGTTTGTTGCTGCTGTTACACCACTTCCAAGCGTATAGTTTTGAGTGTTTAAGTAACTCCTACTGTTACCCGAAATCAAAACGGAGGTGGGGTTATAGCTACTTTGTTCGTATACCTGGGTTGCTGTAGTGCCATTGATAAAGATATCAACGAAGTTACCGCTCGTGATTGTTGTCGAACGGCTCGAGGCAGGGCTGTATTCAGATGTTAGACTGACCTGGCTACCATTGAATAAAATACCTGAGGCAGCATAATAACTATTGTTAAGGATGTTGATCTTCAAAGGAATAGTAAGTGCTGTACCGCTTGGGTAGTAGTAGTCAACTAAGTTAGCAAACGTTGACTGGTTTGAAGTATTAAACCCATAGCCAACTAGTTCATTGCCTTGTGGGAAAAGGTAACCACTATACGTAGGGTTGTAAGACAAGGTACCAGATGTACCAATGTCTGGGTTGTTTGATGTAATTGACTCATAGAAGTAGAAGTTACCGCTACTAGTAATACCACTGGTCGTTGCTGTGCCACCTGTACCAGACATGGTTATTCTGTAAGGGCTAGGGAGGTTGGCAGTGATATTGAAGCTACCTGCTGTGTTCAGGTTGGTTGTACCACTAACGCCGGATACGGTGTAAGCAAAACCACTGCTTAAAACATAACCCGGGTATAGACCTGAGATAGTAGTGTTCAAAGAAGTTTGCAAACCGCTTGGGGTCGAACCACCACTAATTGAGATGCTAGCTACGTTTACTGTTCCCGTGTACGTGATGTTGTTGACGTTCATACCACTGTATGCGACAAAGTTCAGAGTAGCTGTAGTGCCACTAGCAGTAACACCAACGGTTGAACTGATCTGCAACTGTTCATTGTAGAAATACTGTGTGCTATTTGCGGTTGCCAGGGTTACATTTGGGTTTTGCAAAGCAGTCAAAACATACTTACCAAATGTACCTGTGGTGTTGTTGAAAGCAGTGTTCTGCCATCTTGATCTAAGAGCTGAGTCGCTTTCTGTGTCAAGTCCACCAGATAATGGGTTGGTATTAAAAACGCTACCGATGCCGAAAAGACTGCCGACAAGATTTGTAATTGCACCCGCAGGGGCGTTACCAATCGCTCCTGGGATAGAAGCTACGACCGGCACATCAACAGAAGTATCACCAATACCAATGATTGCTGGAGCAGTAGTCGCAAAGTAGATAGAGGATACGTAATTACCACCAATTGGGATAGCAACCTGAGTTCCAACGGGAACGTCAAGGATGTTTGTGGCTGGAGTACCGCCTGTACTGAAGGTTACAAGGCCCGATGCTCTCTTGCCGAGCTGACGGTATACGCCGAAAAGGTTGCAGAAGTTGTCGAGCTGATTGCCATTCTTCGTATTGATGTTATAACTATATGCTTGCAGCACTGAGTTGTTGTTTGCTGTAGCGATCTCTTGGGCGACAGCTTCCAAAATCTTGTACGTTGCTGTTCCAACGCTAACGTCCCAGGTGGGGTCGTAAACGGAAAGGGCGGCTTGAAGCCTAGCGAGAACTCCTGTTGTATCAGCCATTTACGCTAACTCCATTATTATCGATATATACGTTAAGATTAACATTGCTATTTGCCATGGTCAACAAGTTAATATTAGCTATGATTGTTGTGTTTTGTATGCTTACATTAACTGAAGTGATGCTTTGAATGATTTCACTCTTATTCCAGTTTGAAAGCTGTGAAGAGTTTTGTGAAAGCTGTAGAGACTGAACCTGATTAACCATGTATAATTGCAAAACTCTATTAATTTCGCTCTTCACTGAGCTTATGGTAGAGCCATTCTGCGTACCGCCAATCATCCCTGGCAATAAGCTACCTACGTTTGGGGTAGTATACCCAGTTCCAAGAGGCTCTTCAAGCCACAATGTGAGGTCTTGCACAAGCTTATTTTGGCCAACGATGAACTGGATCTTCCCACTGTTTAACTGGATGTCTCCGTTGCTGACCGCGATAGTTTTCATACTATCTTAGGCAAAATAAGGGCTGTAGTACATTACGCCTGGCTGACAGTCATTGTCCAGGATGGGATTGAAGGGCCGTATGGTGGCGTTGGCCACGCTGGTGCATAACCATTAGCCACACTTGGTTGAGCAGCAGCATAAATTTGGTTTGGTGTATCTACTGCCCAAACCAACTCCATGAAGTCTCCAGCACTCATTTGTTGAATAAAGTTCCAAGAAGGCAAAGCATAAGGAGATTTAGCATAAATACTTATTTCTCCGCTTGACCATGGTGTGTCTGCTCCATTTATTCTTGCCCATATGCTTGCATTGTATGTTGAGTTGCCACCAACTCCAACAACAGCAAATTGTGCACTGAAGCTAAAGATGTAAACACCCGCTGCATCGGGGGTAATTCTACTGCCTGATACTAGAGTAAACCCTTGTGATCCTGCATCGTTGTTGAAAGTTACCGTATAAGGCGTTCCGCTAGCCACTGCGATCTGATTAGTTGTGTCGTAGTAGTTACCATAGGTTGATGAGTATTGTGGAAGGATATCAGTGCTATTGATCTGACGCGTTGTAGAGTCAAATATGCCAGCGTATAGATACAAGCGGTACAAACTAGTGCGTTTTTCAACCCACCAAACCTGATCAGGTGCAATCTGCTGAAGGTTGATGCCTGCTGGGTATGCCTGCAGATCGATCTCGATCTGAAAGCCCTTCATGTCTAAGCCCAGACAGTAATAGTTATTAGGTGCGCCTGCAGCATTGCTGAATGGGTGCAGCAGAGGACCCGTCGTTAGGATCACTCTTCTTACGTTGAGATTGCTACTCGTTTTTGAACCGCTGATGTTCATGCTAGATTCAATCCATAGCTCATAATTTTACCATTTTTCATAGGCGCTGTGAGAGTGGCTTGTGTAGTGAACCCACCTGAACGGTCACCCGTGTGAATGACTGATGATACATAGAACATGTAATTGTTCTGTGTGGCAGTCTCGTCAGTTACGTTCATAGACACTCTCATACCTGGATAGAGCTCAGGCATAAATGTAAAGGTAACATTGCTAACGTATTGATTGGTCCATTGCTGCATGAAGGTATACAAGGCATAAATATACTCAAGAGACAATGAGTGAATCATATTCTGCTCATTAACGTATGGTCTCATGCCATATCTATCAAGGAATGTCGCTGCAGACAATGTATTTTGCTTTGTTGTCGGTTCGCTTAATGATTGAGAACCAAACAGCATTGACATCGTTGTTGCATCTTGGATGCTAACGATACCGTTGGTAGTAAGATAGTCAGCATTGCTTACCTGTTGACCGACGCCGTTGGTGTCACCAACAATACCTACGTGTGTTGCAAGTTGGTTATCATCATGATAAATCTGAAAGTCGATGATTTCAACTGGGCTAATGTCTAGAACAGGGTCAGTGCCATAAATGCCGTAGTAGTCAGGGAACCATGCAACGAAGTCACCATTTGGTGCACTCATATATGAACGCATGCCTCCCTGCATAATTTGAGTCAAGTCTTGCATGACAGGGTTGTCAAGCAGGAAAGCTCTTGGTGTACCAAGCATTGAGCTCGATCTTGGGTCGAACTGTGGCATACCAAACAAGTTGTTGTATGACTTGGCAAGGTTGATTGTTGCTCGTTGTTGCGGGTCGTTTGGGTTAAGCGTCGTTGCTTTATCTGTGGTAGATGTAGAAGAGTTGTAATCAGTATTCAATAGAGAGGTTGCTTGAGCACCAGTCCAGCTATTGATTAACGTTAATGGTGAACGAGCACCAATATACTGTTGACCAGCATATCCTTTGCTTGCAAAGATGGTCTTACCACCCACCATGTCAGGCCAAAAAAGCTTCTGAATGTGAGGACCTACTCCATAGGTGGATGACTCAATGGCCCAACCGACTCCTGGCTCACTGGGAATATTGTCAAGCCCAACACCTAAAGGTGGTTGCTGTCCAAACCCTCCGATCAGAATAGAAACGTGGTTAGGAAGGGGTCCTGCCTCACCAATAACATTCCAGAAAATTAAAGCACCAGGGGTTGGTATTGTATTCTTATCAGACCAGATACCATACGTATCGGGTAAGCTACCGTCAAGTGGGCCACATTCACCAGTTGTATTGCTACCATGAAGATTAATACCAATTTGTTGGTAAGCCCAGTAAGCAAGTCCTGAGCAGTCAAAAGCACCGTTCTTTGCTCCATAGGCAGTAGCAGGAGTCATTCGTGTTACTTGACGACCATCATATTCAGTTGGCTTCTGCGTATAAGCATCGCCAAGCTGACCGGCAAGTACATAGATAAGCTTATTAACTGCTTCTGTCCAAAGAAGGCCACTATTGGCAAGGGTTGTTCCTCCACCATAGGTCGAGTTGGCGTTTGCTTGATCAGTTTTTGATGGAACAACAACACCAGCAACTGGTGAAGTTGTTGGGTCTGGCCAACTTGTACTAATTGTTATAGGTCCTGGGTCTTCTGTGGAGTTCCATTTCGTAGGGTCACTAATTTTACCATTAAGGTACGCTGCAACACCTGGGTGAACCTGTATATAATCAACAGTCGGGTCATATACTGCATATCCCTTGAGCGATTGATTTGCTTTTTGTGGGATAGATGTTGCTCTTAGATTAACAACAAGGTTGTTGCTGCTATATAGTTGAATAATTCTTCCATCAGCCCCAAACGTACTTGGGTTATTCATCAACCATGTTTTTGCATTGTCTTGAATCGTTTGATATTGCTTCTTTTGTTCTGAAGTGAGCTTATCTGTTACCTGGTACTGCAAGAATGACCAGGGTGCTGAGCAGTAAAAGATATCTTCTGTAATAAGATTATCGTTTACTGGGTTCATCGTGTTAGGACCCGGAAAGTTTGCTTTGCCACCAGCGATTGGGCTAGTTAAGAAACCTCTTGCTTGATTAGCAGTAAGAGAAACTCCAATACCTTTATCTGGTGCACTAGTATTGCTTGTCGTGCTTAGGTCTGTTGAACTGCCCTGAGATCTTGATTTATTAACATTTAGAATATTAGCAAGGTCTTGCACTGCATTCTGATTAAGTTGCTCGCCAGCTAGCATTCTTGTATAAGCTTGAGCTGCATAGTTAATGAATTGATCTGGAACGTTTTGAATGTGAATGCGATCAGGATTCCAGCCGCAAACACCATAAAGCATATTTACAACAGCAGTTGCTACGCCACCATCATTAAGAGTTTGCTGTGTACTCCGAGCAACTTTGTCCATAAAATTAAGCAGCAAGCTTTGGTACTTGACAAGCGTGTCATCCCAATAAGTAACTTGAAGAATACGCAGAGTACAATTAGCTGTGATCTGGATAGGCGTTGGCACCAGTGTCTCGATAGGAGCATACGTGACATAGCCTGTAAACACTTGTACCCACTGTGTTCTCTTTAGGAAAACAGTAATACGGTCCATAGTACTGATTTGGTTAGGCATACCAAAGTTATACTTACGGCCTGGGTTGTTTAACGTGCAGTTGAAACTACTCACTGCATTCATCTCACGGTCCACTGTAAAGTTCATTACATCAGCAGACACGTCCATAGGCCCAGCAGCAACTGAGTCAATGACAACACTGATGTCCGGCGAATAAATGAAGGTACCTGATTGATTAAAGCTCATTTCAGTCCTTTCAAGATAGCTTTGGTACCAGCAGTAAGATTATTGATGTTGATCCAGCCACTACCATAAGCGTTAATATCTGCCGCTGTTGGTGCATAAGTTATACCACCAGGTCCTTGGCCGCTAGTACCTGACATAGCAGTTGCTGGCGTGTTCGCTACATTTGGAGTCAAGATATTCATTGTATACTGCGTTGTAAATGAGCTCTGGAACCTAACATATTGCTTATCTACTGTCTGAATCCAGCCAGTGTGTTGAATAACATCTAATGGGTCCTTGCTAATTAACGTATTGTAGATGGGCAATGTATTATCAGAGTTATTATAGTACGTTAATGTCATTGGCGCAACAGTAGAGCCATTAATGATTGCATTATAATGAGAATAAATAGCATCTTGGAATTTATTCATTTTAGAGAAGCCATCTGCAGGATCGATATCTTCGTAACCAAGGGTTAGTCGGGCCCCACCAATGGAGATAAGTGGCCACAATGCATCAAACTGGAACATCATTTGAGCGCGACGAATAGGTATCCAGCTCATGCCAGCACGAACCTGTTGACTAGAGAACTCATTGTTGCTGCTAGTGCTGATCGTCTGCATCCAGATATCAAATGTGGTTAAACTACCATTGTAGTAGAGAGTTACTGTAGCGTTCCCAGCCATTGTTCCCAACTCGCATCTGGTGTTTTATTTGCTTCATGGATGATACCCATGTTATTACTCCATGCAAACCCATTGAAGCTAATCGTTTGTTGGCCTGGATAAAGAATCGGTGTAGTGACTCTACAGTTTGCGTATGTGGTTCCAGTATTGATGTTATCCATAAGATCATCCAGTCTGAGAATTGTTAGTGTTAGTAGGTTGAATTGCGCCGCTTTGCAGTGCATTGATTACGTCTTGATACTGTAGGTTACTAAGTGCAGAGGAAAGTCCCGTCCACTGAGGGCTAAACCCAACTCCTTCTGCGATCTTATTCACTGCATTCAAACTTGCAGCATTGGTAGCGATATTAGTGAGGTCTTGTTGCACTTCCATCATGATTACATAAGGGTACTGCACGGTTGTTACACCCCAGCCCATTTGAAAGTTCTCGAGGAAGACTCTATAACTTAAATTACGACTAGGAATATTTATGCTCATAGACTGCTTAGTCTGATTCTGGTTATCCTGCATTGTTTTGAAGTCTTTAAACAATTGCATCAAGGTACCACGGTTACCAGCTTCGCCTTGCATAGTCATAGTTGTTATCTGTACAGAAAGCAACTGTACGACACGACCACCAATAGTGCTGTAACTTTGTGTATTCATGTTGTAGCTCCAGTTCAACTGATTAATGTTGAAAGGGAAACTGTATACAGTACCGGTTGTATTATCTGTTAAATACGCTACATCAGGTGTATTTTTATCGAGGAAGGGGGCTACGCTACTCATTATTTAGTTGGCTGTCTATTGGGGTTTACTGCACCATTATTAAATCCTGCGGTGCCTTGTTTTGTTGATGCTGTAAGAATGCCTGCGAAAGAAGGGTGGATACCAACAGTAACTTGAACTTGCTGTGGAGTGGGGTTGGTGGGCGTGGGCACGCCTGGCATTGAATAGCCCGGAGATGATGATGAGTACCCTGGTATGCGATATGGTGTGGTGGGCGTTTGGCCTGGTATTGAATATTGATACTGTGGCAATTTACCACTGTTTATTTGGTTTACTGCTGCTTCTGCTTGTTGATAAGCTTTTAAGTTTGCAGGTGTTGGACTGGCAACGTAAGTATTATAAGCTGTCGTTGCTTGAGAATTGGCTGCGTTTGCTTGGTTTTGAGCAAATGCGTTAACTCCGCCACCCATGTAAGCAAGAGCTCTGGCTGATGCTCCTCCAGCACCAGCGGAGTTTTTATTAATTGCTGCGGCTAAGGCTGTGGGGGTAGCAGCAGCTGATCCAGTACCAGCTTTATTAAATATTTGTTGCCGTTTGACGATATTCCAAGCCCAGTCAGCAGCTTTTTGCAATGATGAAGCAGCAGTTTGATAACCAGTTGCGCCTGATGAAACAAGGCTTTGTAAGATAAGCTGAAGAACAACGATGCTATCTTGATTCTTGTTTAAGAAGTCGTTCTCATCCTTATATGTTGATTGGATGTCGATTCCAGCCCAACTTAGAATTTGTTCTTGTGATGCATTAGTTGCTGTGGCAATTGATGACTTGGACATGTTTCTCATTGCCCCGAACAAGCCCGTATAACTTACACCAAGCTGTTGAGACAGAAGAGCATTGTTAATCATGGAACCCATACCTTCGGTTCCTGTAAATCCTGCTGCCTGTGCTACAAGGTCACCAGCACCAAACTGAGCTGCATTAACACCCAGTTGTGCTGATGTTGCAGAACTCGTTCCCATGCCAGCATAACTAGTCATGCCCTGTAGATAAGATTGGTTACCATAGGTAGTACTTGTCGTAGTGTTATTTTCAAGGTTACGAACTGCACCGAAAGCACTGGCGTTATCATTAAGGCTTACGCCAGCGCCCAACCCTGCTCCAAGAATTCCTTGAGCCTGTTGTGCAGAAAGACCATATTGTGTTTGGAACTGGATACCCTTATTCACATAGTTATTAAGGGCGCCACCCTTCAAACCAAGTTCAGATCCATAAACCTGGTTCTGCATAACATCTTGCATGCTATAAAATGGGTTTAAGTTAAAGTCAGACTTAAGGAAAGCACTGATTCCCTGGCCAATGCTACGACCATAGTCAACCTGACCTGTTACACCACCCATGGCTTGACCCATTGCAGTGTACTGACGTGCTGTATTTGCAACGTCAGATAAGCCACCATATATTTGCCCTGCTACGTTGGCATAACCTGAGAACTTTGTAAATCCTTCTACGAGCTTGCTGCTAAAGACCTTAGCAACGGCGTTGGCTGTCTTAAGGGCTGTTGTCTCAGGTCCTTCTTGGATACCACCGACTCTGGTATATGTATCTGGACCAGTTTGTACAGTATTAGAGCGTTGTGATTGCTTAATGCTTTTTAGGTCTACGCCAAGACCTCCAAGCGCAGATTGTACTCTTCCACCAATGCCTTTGCCAAGGCCAAATGGGAGTGCGTCAGATACTCTGGAAATCTGGTCCATCATATCTGTATAGGCGTATTCAGCTGCTCTACCTTCGCTACCAGGTGCCATGATCTTGCCTAGTCTTGCATTGGCATAAGGGTATTGCTTAAGCTGAGAACGAATTAAATTCTGAGCAGATGTAACAGGTGTTTTTCTAACGTATGCTCTTCGGCCTCGTTGACTAACGCGTCCTGTTAAAGAATCAGTATTAACTGATCTAGTCTCTTCTTCATCGTCTTCATCGTCAAAACCGCGACCACTGGCGCCACCGCCACCGCCACCACCACCGCCTCCAGACCTTTTCAAGAAACGGCTATAGATGCCACGACGCTCATTCTCGTAAGAGTTGGTAAAGTCGGGGCTAGCAGTAGATGGGTAAACACCACCTCCACCGCCTCCTCCACCACCGCCTCCTCCACCACCGATGCCAAGCATGCCAAGGACATTGCTCATGTTGCCGCCAAGGCCCTTGACACTATTCATCATCTCGTTTAGAGCATTGATGTTATTAGAGAAGTTGCTCTGGTTAGATTGCACCAGGCTTTGGATAGTCTGGAGAACAGTATCCATCTTGCTCAGCACTTCGAGGTTCTGGTCGAAGTACTTACGCATAGTATCAGCACGCTCACTAATACCAGATACGCCCTCTTCGATAGCGCCGATGTCAGCTCTGATCTGCTTTGTTAAAGCACCGAGCTGGTAGAAACCCTGTACTGCAGGGCCTGTATTACTGGAGACATCAATATTTAGGTTATACGAGCTTTCATTGTCGTTAGCCATTTTCGTCTCCAATCTTATCTATATCTATATTGGCAAATGGGTTGATTAAACTCATTTGCTTAACAAATTCCTCATCAGCAGATCTGTCTGGGCTAGCATTAGCACTCTTGTGGATCTCAGCGAACATCTGTTCCACTACTCTTGCTTCTTCAGTTGAAGTGGGAGCTGACCAAACGACTTCGTTTTCTTCGTTTTCTTCCTTGTGCTTCATGTAGCTCTTGTATAGCTCTGGGTTAGAAACAAACATTGATTGCTCAAAATGTATTTCTTCAAGCTCATTATCATATTTGCGTTTGCGAAGCTTAACGGAGGCAAGCAAGCATTGCTGTAAGAAATTGAGATCTGTGTTGGCAAAGATACCAACCGAGTGAGCGTATTCGCTCTTCTCAATTACGTACGGGTCTACTTCCCATCTTTTGGGGTATCCGTTTCCTCTTGCGTCTTCTCAAAGATCTCAAAAGGTACTACAGGTTCAATGATGCCGAGCTCTTGGAGCACGAGGACCACACGATTCTCGAGGATTTCAATCTCTTCGTAAAGGATATCAATCACTGTGTCATACCAGTTTTGAGAGACGTAGTCATACTTTTGCTTAATAACATTCAGGCTCTTATTACCTGGGATAAGCTCTTTGCCATCTACACTGATTAGACCGGCTGCAACAACAGCTGCCTTGTACGAACGGCCATAGCCAATTGTATCAAGGAAAGGCTTGGTGAGTAGGCTGATTTCTAACTTGTCATTTACTGTTAGTGTACGAACCACAAACTTGTGGAAGGGAATTCGAGTGACTTCTCTCTTAAGCTGACCTAAGAAGAGAAGCCCCTCGAATTCGTCCTTCCACTCGTCGGGGAAAGTATTCATATTGTTGGCCGGGTTAAAGCCTTCATTGTTGATGGTTGTCATATTACCTTTGGGTCTAGGGCTACGTTCATAGCCTACCATTTAGTAGACTAAATTACTAGTTCTTGTTCAAGAAACGGTTGTAAGGCTTCTTAACACGGCGGCTACGGAGCTCAACCTGTGCAAAGAACTGACCATTAGTACCCGTACCGGAAGCAGGTACCGTAAGAACCGTACCAGCAATGTTGTTAGCCAGAGCAGAACCAGTTACGATACCACCGCTGACAGACGTTGTGGTCGAAGCAGGAGCAGCCAAGTAACCAATGTTGCTTGTACCGCTAACACCTACAGCCGTACCTACAGCCGTACCAGAAGCAACGGCAACTGAGGGGTGGATACCTTCGGTCTGAATGAAGCCAAAGTAACCAGCTGGGATGCTAACCAGTGGAACACCAGCGAATGCACCTTGCTTGGTACCAACCGTAGTAACCAGACCATTTACACCGCTGAGGCTGGTGTTGGCACTGATAACATACGATGTACCCTGACCATCTTGGCGAACCTGGTAAGTAACACCAGAAGCGGTCGAGATGTAACGGTTGGTCTCATCGAACCAAACAGTAGCCCAACCACCAGAGATGGTTGAAGTAGTACCGTTGTAAGCAAGCGTGTAACGAGCGCCATCTGGGCCAGTCAACGAGTAGTTAGCAGAAGAACCAGAGAGTGTCGACTGAGGTGTACCGATACCGGCACCAGCACCAGCAGCACCACCAGCAGAAGCACCCTGGGCACCAAAGCCAGCAATGCTGAACGAGGTCAGTGACTGACTGGTTGTGCCAAGGAGGCCCAAGAAGCTTACGCCACTTGCAACAGCCTGCTGGTTAAGGCCAGCCTGCGATTGTGCGATAAGGTAGCCACCACTTGCAGTGGTAAGGTCGGTGTTCACGGTGACAACCTTGATCACGTTCTGACGAGCACCGAGGCTGATCTTTGAGAACGTGTCGGCATCTACAACGTATTGAACGCCTTGCACCATCTTGCGGTGATCAGGAAGAATGGCTTGGCCAACTCCTGCTTGAAGCTGAATAACGTATGAACGTACAGACATTTTTAATTCCTTTTCTTATTAGATAATTGCGTTGTTGTAGTTAGAGTAGACAGAAGGCACAAACGCAATTGGCGACTCTGTTCTCTGACGGTACATGATTGTCATCGTCTTAGGGATTGTCATGGTACCAATCTGGATCGTTTCATCGATCTGTGCATTGGTAATGACGCATCCGTGGTAAACGATCGAACGTTGTGTACCGTCCGGCTTCGTGATGACCTTGATGCATTGAACTTCACCTTGCTGCAGCTGAGCCTTGAAAACATCAAGGAGGTCAGCAGCTGTGGTAAAGTTCGATCCGAGCTGGGCCCAGACTTCTGAGTTCCACTGTTCAAGGAACGTGACTTCAAGAGTACCGGCCTCCAACGCAGCAGGCAGTGCAATCTCAATTGGGTACGCAGCATCAAGTGGCTGAATAGGCACTGGCTGATTAACAGGCTGTGGTCCACGTTCAGCAATCATCTGTGCGTAAATGAGCACAGAACCATTGTAAGTAAAAGCTGTATAATGCCCACCTACACGAAATTTTGAATTAGCCATAAGTTAATTACTCCTAGTAAACTACGGTGTTGGTCTGTGAATTAGTAGCGATAACTGAACCAGTCTGAGTGTTGAGACTCAGAGTTGCCTGGATGTAGTTGATCGGGTACGTAGGCGAGTACTGGAACGTGATGTTAATCGTCGTAGGTGTACTCGGGTTGATGGAGAATGACAGGTTCTGGTAGCTCTGAATCAAGCCATTGTTAACTGCATAAACCAATTGCCCCTGTACTGCACCAAGAGCTGCAGCAGTTGTCGTAGCAGTCAGAGGTCCACCAATAAGCGACGTGTTCTGGAGGGCAACTCTAATTTGGTTAGCCAGAACGTCACCGATAGCATTCAGCGAAATTTCCTGTGTCAACCAGTTGCTTACGTTCGTTGTAAGACCTTGGAGGATCCAGAAGTTACCGTCACGACGCTGGTAAACAGTAGTAATACCGTAAGGCAGGTAGTTGTACTGAGCGTCAGACAAGCTGATTTGGTTAGGAACATAGTTGAAGCCAGCAACCGTCTTATTAGTAATTGGCGTGGCAACGTTAGTTTGACCGACGTATACACCAGCAATAGCAGCAGCCAGGTAGTAACCAGGAATATTGAAGTTAACGTTGTTAAGGCCAGTCGATGTGCTCAAACCTGGGTTGAAGTTGATCGATGCTGGGAACACGACTGATGTTCTCACACCAGCATTAGTCGCACCAATACCGCTTGCGAAGGCTTGCATCTGGCTTGTAGTCACTTGGTTGGAAGTACCATCGATACCAAGGAAAGCTCTCTGGTAGTTACCAGCAGCTGCTTGAGTCGTAAGGTAATTCGTAACAGATGCAGCTACGGTGTTCGTACCGTAAGGAATTACCTGACCATATGTATTACCGCTTGTATAAACGTTACCGTACAGAGGTACGACCACATCAATGTTGTTAAGAGCGGCAGCGTAAATGGGGTTAGAACCAGTGGTGCCAGACCCAACAGAGAACGTGTTGTTCCAGTCACCAACCGTTGCAGCACCAGAGCCGGAAGTGGCAAGACGAGCAACTGGAAGAATGGTTACAGTGTTTGCACCATTCATGAAAGCCATTTGCGCACCAAGCAGAGCTGGGTTGGTAATGGTTGTTCCACTAACTGTAGCACCAATTACAGAAGCAGCTTGTGTGTACTCGTAGAAAGTACCGTAAGCGCCCCAGTTGTGACCATATGTGATCTGCACAAGACCACTAGGGATAAGGTTCTGTACGGCTGTACCGGAGTAAGTAGATGTGTTTCCAACCCCGCTCAACGTAGTATTGTTAACATAGAAAGCAGAGAGCGAAGCAGAAGCAACGGTGTATGTACCGTTAAAACCGCTCGATGTACCAGTGAAACCTGTAATGTTTACGCTAGAGCCACCACTAATGGTGTTTGTACCAGACGTAGTGAAGATCCACTGAGTACCATTACCCGAAGCACCAGTGAAGTTGGTAAGAGCAGTGGTTCCGCTCGTAGTCAGGTAAGAGAAGGCGCCAAAGCCACCTGAAGCAGTGGGTGCGTTTGCAATGGTAAAGCTAGTACCATAAGAACCTGTAACGGTTACACCGAGGCTGTTTGTCCAAGTTACTGTGTAACCAGAGTTAGCTGTGTAGGTACCATTGTAGCTTGTATTGACCATTGGAATGGTGAGCTGACCAACGTTGATACCACTAATAGCTGCTACGTTACTGAACGTGTCAGTCTGTGTACCGGCGAGAGGGTTGTCAGCGATGATGGCGATGTTAAGAGACGTAGGGTTAACTGCTGTTAAAGCTTGGCTCGTCGTTTGTGTGACGTAAACCCCAGGAATCTGGTAGTTGGAAATGGGCATACATTCTCCTTCAATGCCTTATGCAAATTGTTTGTGGTTTTACAGTGTTACTTTGATAGAATTATTGGGTAAATGGCTTGCCGGGAGCTGTATAGATATTTGGTACTTCTGTTCCAGTAGCAGTAATTTTTGTAATCTGTGGGTAAATAACCTGGTACTGTGGCTCATAGAAGTCACCAATACATGCCACTCTGATGCTGGCTTCATAAGTTAATTCTTCTGGGCTCCATGGAGTTCCTGCGCTAACGCTGTCCCCCAACGGGGTAAGCGTATCTAATCTAAGCGTCATACCAACAAGATTGCTATTAGCAATACTTTGAGTGAAAGCCACACTGGCTGGGCTAATCATATCCATAAGAATGAGGTTTGTTACGCTGTCGTACAAACGATCCCGTTCTTCAGAGTGCATTGCCATGATCTGAAGGTCGATATTGCCTTCAAAGTAGCCTTCTCTAATGGTGTTGGTGCCTGAGTAAGTGGTGCCACTGATGGTAATACCGCCTGATGAAACAGAATAAATGTTAGGGTTGATACCTGACCATTGGACTTTGCTTGGTCTGAACTGAACAAAGATGGCAGGCCACTGAACAGGCTCGAGTGGGTACTCAATAGTGATACTGTTTGGCGTTAAGTCAAGGCTAGTGTTGCTAGGGGTGCCTGAATTGAGCGTGTTGAATCCTGCTTCTAGTGCTTCAACTATTGCTGTTTTTACGGCTGTTACAAACATTATGTCTCCTAGACAGATGGTCTTCCGTAGAAGACTTCACTGACATCGTCTTTTTCATTGGTCTTAAGTAGCATTTGCACTACATCTTCTGCTCTAGCGCCCTTCTTCCATTCATCGACACTCATCTGAATGGCTTTCTGCAAGAATGCTGTACCAGGCTTGCCTGGGTAATACCATGCAGGCAAAGCAGACTGAATGCTTCCGTCTCTTGATGCACGTGTGATGATAGGGATTTGACCAATCTTGTTGGCTGAAGCTCTTCTAAAAGCCATTGTTCCGTCTGAGTTGCGGATGGGGATAACACGACCAGCAACGTCAACCATTGCGTGCGCTTTAATACCCTTGTCAAGATCAAGTAGATAAGCAAACTTATCCGGCACTTCCAGCCCAACAATACCAGGTTGAGAATAAGGGATAAGGCTATTTAAACCTTTACCAGTCTTCCTTGGTCCAATGATTTGAGCGATCTGGACAGCACGACGGGAGAGCTGTTGCGTTAACTCTTCTGGTGCTGGGATCATGCTCATAGAACAGGTACGTTATAGTAAGGGTGTCCTGGCCATACATTCTCGAGGACTGTCTGCTGGTTAACGATGATTGTCGTGTTGCTAAATGGTTGGGTGGTACCAACACGATATGGGTATTGTGCGCTGGGCCCAGGACCAGTTCTGATGGTTTGCGGGCTTACGTCTGCAACTTGGAAGCGTTCACTCGTAGAGGTAGGAACACCATTGTTCCAGCTTTCTACTCGTACCACTAGGTCACCAGTACGGATCTGAGGAAACCATGAAAACTGAACTCTTGGGTTCTGCTTCCAGAATTGACCAGTTGAGAGGCTCTTACGATCATCTTCTGTATCAGAAGCCAGCATATAAAGGTGATAGCAAGTAGGTTGGAAGCCACCTGAGAACGTAGTGCCATAACAGGTCGGGCAGTAGCTATTGCCAGTCTGTTTATAAACGTTGCTTACACGGTTTTGAATAGACGTGTAAGGATTAGATGGGTTAGGGCTGTCTTGGCATTCTTGGCAATAGCCTACGAGACCAGCTTCTGCGTCTTCAGCACGCCACAAAAGACGTACGATGCACTCTTCTCCGAACCATTGCAATGTCTCATCGTGGAAACGTTGTTGGTTAACTTGAGTGAAAGCTTCCCGTTGTTTAACAACAAGCAAAGGGCTTTCAAGCTGTGTATTTAAGCCGCCGCTACCAGAAACAACAGGACCTGGCTGTGGATTGATACCTGACACACTAGACCCCACCCATGTTCACTGCAAAATCAGCAACTTCGTTTTCCCACACTACGCGGGCAGTCCAACCTTGTTTTGCATACCAATCAATGAGATCCTGCGGGTTTTCTCCACGGTGCCAGTATGTTCCCCATACTTCTACAATCTCACGGGTGTCTGACTTTACGTAGTCTGGGATGTGAACGCCAACCTTTGGGTTCCCAATAAAATAACGCTTGTCTTGTGTGCTAACATAGCCAAGTGGTTCAAGAACGGGCTTAAGTGACAATTCCACTTTAGAAGACTTATTATTAGAACCATAGACGTTCATAAAACGGCCTTCTTTGTGAAGACGCACATTCTTTTCTGACATCTTTTTGCGGAACTCATCATCATATTTATGTTTTGCCAAGCGTTTTAAGTTACGCTCTCTTTGTTCTTCAAACGTGACCGTGCGTATGTAATGGCCAGCAACAAAACGTGTTTGACGTGTTTTATTTGTTTTTACAGTTTCACCGCATCCGCATCCACATAAGACATCTCGGTCTTGACATTCTGGACAAGTTTTACGGCTTGGACCGCCACGTGTTTTAATTTGTTCTTTTTCTTCATTGCAAACACGGCATACGTATTGGAGTGTGACTGGCATTATGCACCTCCAAGGTTGACTGCAGCGTACTGAAAGTGCGGACGACTCGGATTAGTGTACATACGTGGGATAAGACCACCAGCAACCAAAAGGCTTCTCTTCGATCCAACCATGAACTGACGCTTCATCTGACGCAGCTGCTTGTCAGCAACTTCCTTGTCAAACAGGTAAAGCTGCCACCAACGGTTGTAGTAATCTCTGCGGTCCATCCAAGCAGCGTTCATGCCTTGTGGCATAGGCTGCTCAATGTAGTTACGAGCAATGTGCTTCAAGAAGTGAGCATATGTTTGCGTAGCTAGTACACCGTAATAGGTAGTTGGGAATGGAACAATGGCATTAAGACCAATTTGGTAAGCAGGGTTAAAGATAGGCTGGAACTCAAAGTTAATGTAGTCCATGGTTTCGTCTTGCATAACCATAGCTACTTCTTCGTAAATCAAGAAGCCACTTTGATTGAGTTCCTGAAGGTATGGGCCACCAGCAGTGCTGTCAAAGCTCTTGTCAATGCGGTGAACAATACCAGCAACCAATTGACGTTGATCAGTGTCTAAGTTACTCCAGTAAGGCATCTGGTCAGTAACAACAAAGTTGTCTACGTAAGTTCTTGGGCTACCGCTATTAACTGTGTAGTTCCAAGTAACGGCATAGTTTCCTTGAATAGCAGTCTGGCTTGAATTAAGTGTGTACTGATATGTGCCAGTACTTTCATAACTAGTCTGTCCCGAAGCAAGAACCACAGTATTGCTATCAGTGTTTGTAATGTTGATCCATACGTATTTGTTATCAGGGTCAGCAAGAGAACCGCTGATATACGTTGTGATGCCAACAGGCTCTGCTGCATACTGTGGTATAGGACGTACTCTCATTGGTTACGAACCGATGTAAGTCATTGAAAGATAAGTGTGTTGGTATCCTGCTAGGCCGAATGCAGTAGCGCCAACAGATTGCTGATTATAAGTAGATTCAGAACCATTATAAGCAACAAGAGTGACAGACTGACCAGCAAAGCAATACTGAATATCAGAGAAAACAATGGTTTCAGGCCCTTGTTGATAAGGTCCGCCACTGCCACTTTGCAACAAGAAAGCACTGGAATGTGTTGGGTTACTAAATGTATTCCCCAAAGACAAGCCATAAATGCCAGGGAGAGAAACATTTCCTCCATTATTGACAAACCCTGCAGATGCATTGATTTGATAATAACCAGCAATAGGAGTAATTAACGATGTGCTACCGTCAGTCGTGAACCCACCTCTTAGATAACCAATGGCACCGCCAGTTGACATGTTGCTAATAGTTGCGTAACCACCACTTGAGGCAAGGGTGGTAGGTGCAGTCGCACCAATTCGTGCAGATGGAATGCCACTGATTGTTACGCCACCAACTGTTAAGTTACCGCTAACAGTTAAATTACCACCAACTACAACATTGCCATTGGGTGCACTAATAGCAGTTCCAGTGTTATTCGCATAAATTTCACCAGCAGCATTGATGGCATTTCCAACAGTAAGAGTATTGCCGACATTTACAGTTGTACCGGAAATTGTGGCAGCTTGTAATGTACCACTTGTGGTTATATTTCCAGCAACTTGCAATGCTCCGTTTGGAAATACGATTGAAGTACCATTGACATTGAAGTTTCCTGCAACACCCAAAGATCCTAGTACTGTTTCACCACCAGCTACTGTAACATTGCCACTGATAGTAACACCATTGGCAACAGTTAGACCATTATTAAGAGTAAGCGTTCCTGTGCTAGTAAGGTTAGATACATCAAAGTCAGATGCAATTGGTCCAGCAACCCATGGATAGTTAGTACCGCTTGTAGTACCAATGGTTGAAGTGCCTTCCTGAGCACGAAGGACTGTAGCTACGTTATTAGTACCACCACTGACGCTAGATACACCAGTGACATAGACAATCTCTTGTGAACCCGCTACACCAAAGTATCCTGGGTTTAGAGTGACAGCAATGGTATAGCCACCGCTTGGCACCGGCCAAGTTGTACCAGTAATGGTAGTTTGGCTGGTGTTATTGATCACACCTGATACGACACCGGATTGGAAATTAACACGTTGACGCAGAGTCATTTAATTCCTTAGGCCTTGGGCAAGTCAGCAGGTGTGCGGATAGGCTTTGTTGTGTTGGTTACATTACGAAGGAAAGTCTGTGGCATGCGGCCATCAACTGCAAAGTTTTCTGGGTTTGGAGTATTTTTGGGGGTATTTACCCAAACGTAAGACGGGTCGCCCTGTTGTCCCATGCTCACAGTAAGGATATCGCTGCCATTCACCTTAACAACGATCGCTACATGTTCGCCCGTTCCACCACCATAAACTACGTGGTCACCAGGCTGTACTTCTTCTACGGCAACACCCTTGGCACTCTTAACAAACAGTGCAAGGTGCTGTTCGTGGCTAAGGAATGTACCGGTGTAGCCCTCGTGGTCAAAACCAAGGCCATTAGGGTCATTACCATTAGCAAGAAATGCCCACAAGGTGCAAGAACCCGAGCAGTCGGTGTTGATAGGGAATCTGGGGGGCCAGACACCAATGGCATTCATACGGTTGGCGAGTTCTGAGTAGTTCCAGTTCCCAGGATTATTGGTGCGATTAGCTACGCCCCATTCGGCCCAAGCTACTTGTGCGTTACGTGTGTCATTCATATTATCTCCTTTGGTCTATTATCTACAGCAAAATTAAGAGGGTACTACATCTTCGCCTGATGGATAGTCAGGTTCTGTAAAGTCATTGGGTTGCAGGACTTCTTCTGCGGTGTACCCTTCGCTAGCAGGAATTATTGGTTCTATCCAATTAAGACCTGGCTGGTCATTATTCGCAGTGAAGTTGCCAGCATTATCAAGATTTTGATCGTTATCTAATGCATAATTATTAACATTGATAAGTGGTTGTACTTTACCAAATTCAACCAACAAGATGTTTAATATATAAGATTGCAGCTTACGTATACCACGGTAGCCTTCATACACTTTGGCGTTTGCGCTGTAATATCCTCGGTTACCTAGCATTAG